ACCATAGTTCCTGTTGTTCCTGCTGTTGAGTTAGTAGCATATAGATAGAATGGTGTTGAATCACTTTGTAGTATTGTACCAGCGATAGGTGAGATAAAGTCTCCTGCAATATTAGTTGCTGTAGCACAATCTGTAGCTGCTTCAACTAAATTAAATACTAACCATCTTATATTTCTTTTAGATGCTACGAATTGGTCTACTGGCATAGTTCTTGTGCTATCAGTTCCTGTATCAATTTCTGCTGTTGTTGCTAACTCTACCTTACCTGCTGTTGTTACAGACGAAGCTGAAACTACTGCATCTACATTACCTGTTGTTACTGTACCTACTGTGACTAAGTTAGCACATGTAGTAATAGAAGCCTGTGTGGCTTGTGTAGTTGCTGTGTCTGGGGCAAGACCTGTTATTGTAGTAACTGTGCCCGCATTTCCTGTAATAGAACCTGTTATTGCATTTGTTACCGTAATATCTGTCGCCCAAAGTTTAGTTAACCTTGCTCCTGTTAAACCTATTGTTTGTCCTACTGTTTGGTCTGTAAGAACTGCTCCTGCAAGTGATTGTAGTGCTGAGTCTGCTGTAGAACCTTGTGCTGCTGTAGCAAAGGCTGCGGCTGCATTTCCTTCTAATGTACTAGCATTAAGATTTGTAACTACTGTTGTGGATGTAACCACGAAAGGTGCTGTACCTATTGCTATGTCAGAAATGAATTGTGTACCTGTTATTGTGAACGCTCCAACATCCCAGTTAGCTGTTAATGGTACTGTACCGTCAGCTAGTAAGTCTCCTCCTCCTGCGGCTGCTGCCCATTCAGGAGCTGTAGCACCAGCATTCATTCTAAATTGTTGTAACCCAGTTCCTTTAGGTAATCTTACTAAATCACTACCATCATGATATAAAATATCACCCTGAGCATAAGCTAAGTTTGTTAAGTTTTGCAGAAATAGTGCTTCTGCATCGGTTATTTCATCCAGTCCTCCTATGCCTGGGTTATTTACATCTCTAAAACTCATATTATTTCTTGTATTCTAACATATTTTCTATTAATTGTCAATTACTTACGTAAGTTATTACTCTGTTATTACTCCATCAATTTATCATCTCTTCTTTTAAGTGTTTCATTTGTGGGGTTTTTAGGCATAATTAAAATGTGTAATCTGGAGATGCTATTGCTTCTAAACGACCTTCGTTTGCTCCTTCGTTTGATTTTCTTTTCTGGTATCTTCTCTTTGTTTCTGTAATCAAAATTTCCTCAAGAAACTCTGCTTCTGTTTGAGGGTTAGTTATTGTTTCTGTTCCTTCCTCTCCTCTAAATTCAGGGTTATCTATAACTGTTCTGTAACCCCAAGCCCAAGCTCCTTTTGAAACTTTACCTGCTATTATTGTTTTTGTTCCTATTGTAAACATATTATTATTTTGTTAATTATTAAACTACTCCTTGTAATGAATGTGCAAGACCAACATAATCAATATGTATATCGTGTGCCGCATTTCCTGATGTTATATGATAAAATCTTACTTTTGAATTTCCGCTTCCATCAACATAATTTCCATTACTAACTCTAGGAATATACATAGTAAGACTATCAAAGAAAGCATTTGAATTACTAAATACTCTTAATTCGTCCCAAGCAGTTGTAATATAATTCCATATATCTACTGTTACCCAGTGAGTTGCTGAACCATCATACTTCCATCTAGCTACAACAAATGATGGTATTCTATCAACATTAGTAAAAGCAAATTCTATATCAAAACCTGGTACTCCTGTAACTTCATCTACAACTAATTCATTTCCATCAAACATAACTTGAGTATCTGTAACATCTCCAGTAACTATTGTACCAGTATTTACAGTTACAGTTGTTGGAGCAAAATCTTTCCACTTAAGAGAACCTGTTGAAACTGTACTTGCTGATTGCTCCATATAAAGTAAATCACCATCATCACCTGTACCAGTTCCATCACTTTTCCAAAATACAGCACTCCCCTCTGCTGGGTCTGTTGGGTCTGCTGATAACTCATTAACTGTGAATGCTCCATCAATATGAAGTTTGGTAGCAGGTGTAGTTACTCCTATTCCTACATTTCCATCAGCCTGAACAGTAAATACATCTCCACCAGTAGCTCCAACTGTATTTATATTTAAATAATCTGCTGATTGAGAAGCCACGCCCTCAATTATTTGAACTATTTCAGTCGCTTGTAATGGTTTAAGATGTAGTTTAGCTGATGGAACATCTGACCCAGTACCAATACCAACTCTTCCACCTGTACTTCTATCAATTAGTAAATAAGGAACATTTATACTTGAACCTATAATAAAAGAATCATTAAATCCAGCATTTGTTCCTGATATGAATTTTGAGACTCCATCTCTCTGAAATATAATTGCACTGTCGTTGCTACTATCAAGGTAAACACCAGCATTACTTGTATTAGATTCAATCTTCATATAAGTAAAAAAATCATTATATAAATGTACTTTTTGTTCAGGAGTATCTGTACCTATACCTACATTTCCAGTACTAAGAATACGCATCTTTTCAGATACACTACCAGCTTCTCTTGTTATAAAAGCTAAATCTCCATCAGCATAACCTCCAGTGCTAGTTTCACTACTTATTGCTTGAATTTTAGCTACTACTGATGCAAACGAAGGGTCAGCAGAATAATATTCAATAGCTCCTATTTGTGTACCTCCTGTCCAAGTAAGATTTCTTGTATCTGTTAATCTAATAACTGGGTCAGAATCAGATACTTCAAATTTTTCAGTTGGTAAAGTTGTTCCTATACCTACATTCCCTGTGGGTATTAAAACATCACCTACTACTGATTCAAGAATTAAATCATCATAGGCAGATACTTGTCCTTGATTAACAGTAGAAGATAAAATTAGAGCAAATGTTGGGTTAGCAGATAGAAACGCACCTGCATCATCTTTAAATGCTAAATAGCTACCAGTACCCGATACTCTCATAGTTCCAATAAGGTCTAGGTTTGAAACAGGAGATGGGTTATGTATTCCAACATCTCCATCACTAGTTATTGTTAGACCCTCAATAATACCACCATTTCTTACAGTAGTGAATCTCATAACAGAATCTTTAGCAGATGTTCCTGAACCAGTCCAGTCTCCAGACTGTTCAAAGAAAATAGCACCACCAAACCTATCTACCTCATCTACGGAGTCATAAAATGTGCTTTTTATTACATTCTCTCCAAGTGTAGCTGAGTCAGTAACATTATAAAGTTCTACTCCTCCAATAGTTGCAGGGGCAATTGTTGTATTAGCATTTTCAAATATTGCTGTGGTTGTGTTCGCAGTTAGGTCTTTGATGTGAAGTTTAGCAAGAGGAGTTGTTTGGTTAATACCTACATCTCCAGTAGCTCCGTCAAAATACATTACATCAGTAGTGTTATTCAATGTAATATCTACATTAGAAGAAGCATCAACAAAGAAACCTAAGAAGGCTGAATCGTTATATCCAATCTCAAACTGATTATCTAAGATTGATGTTAATCTTGAAGAAACTCTTGTTCTACCTGAATTAGCAACACTAAATATTTTCTCTAAACCATTAGACATTTCAAAAATATAGAAAGCATCACTTGAACCTCCATTCTCAAAATATAGACCTAAGTTTCTTGTTGTTGGGTCGTAACCACCATTACCTCCTTTAATATGTAAAAGACTTGCTGGGCTATTAGTTCCTAGACCCAACTTATCATTAGTATCGTCCCAAAATAGGTTTGCGTTGTCTTGGGCCAAAATACCACCTACTCCAGCAAATAAAACAGAACCTTCTGTGGCACTACCTATAGTTTCTCCTATAGCTATTTCTGTAACAGAAGTAGACCATTCAGGTGCTGTTCCACCAGAATTAACAACAAGCCCTTCTCCAGGACTTCCAATACCAAGGTTTGTTAGAAAACCTCCTGTATAATATAATGTATCTCCTTCAGAATAAGGTAGTCCAGCTAGACTTGTAAGAAAAGCTTCCTCTGCTGGTGTTAATTCATCAAGACCACCTATTCCAGGGTTTTGTGGTGAAAAAAATGTCAATTTATTATTTTAATTAAACTTTAAATCCTACTCCTTTATCTCCGTATAATTTCTTATAACGTTTTTTAATAATAGCTAATCCATCCTCCTTATCTTTCAGTCGTTTTTCTTTTAATTCTAGTTCTTCCATCTTAGGAATAACTCTAGCTAATTCTTTCTTTTTATCCTCTTGTAACTTAGTTACTTCTTTATCTAGTTCTTTAACTTCTTCAGATTGAAGTTTAATAATCTTATTATGTTCTTCTGTATCTTCTTGTAAATTAAGTTTCAATTCTTGAATATCTTTTTCAAGACTTTCTTTTATAGTAGTTAAAGTATCAACTGTCTTACTTGTTGATTCTAATCTCTTTTTCTTAGATTCCAAAGATTTGATAACTGTCTCCATAGAGCTAATAGTAGATGATAATTCATTCTTTTCTTTTTCTAACTTAACTTTAGAACTTGTAAGTTGATTTTCTTCAGCTTTAAGATTTCCACGGTCTCTATCAATTTCTTGCTTCTCATTTTTAAGTTCTTTAGATACTCTATCATATTCATTGTTTAAATCAATAAATTGAGATTGTTTATCTTTTAATTCTAAATTAACAGATTCTAGGTCAGAAGAAAGATTAGAAATTTCATCAATAATATTATCAATATTAGTATTGACAATACTTGACATTTGTTTTTTAATTTGATCTAAATTCTTCATTATAGTTTTAATTCTTGATTTGGATAATGTTTCTTAAATGTTTTATTAAATCTCATAATCATAACATCTAAGTTCTTCTTCTTTAGGTTTAGTCGTCTATTTGATTCTTTTAAGTTTCTAGTTGGTTCTTCAATCAATTGCTGATTCTCTAATATCTTAGTTTCTATTTCAATTAATTTCTTTTCCTTTCTTTCCAGTTGTTTATCGTAATTGATAATATCCTTTCCTATCTTGTCTTTATTGAAGGCAATTTCACTTTCAAGTAATAGATTTTCTCTAACCTTTTCTTTTAGATTCTTAGATAAATTATCTTCTATTTCCTTTAAGTCTTTTAATTTACTTGTTAAAATAGCTAAGTTATCCTCTTTCAAAAAGATTATGTTATCTAATTGGTCTTTCTCTATTCTTAAATTAAGAGTTTCTTCTTTATGTAACTTCTGTTCAACTCCTATCTTCTTCTTAGAAGTAAGTTCGTTTCTTTCTATATTATTTTCTCTTTCAATTAGGTCATTATTCTTTTGTCGAAACTTTCTTTTTTGTTCTAGAACCCATGCTTTCTTATCTTCTAATTCTGTATTTACTTTAGAAAGTTCTTCTAAACGAGAAACACACTCATTAGTTAATGAGTCTTTCTCTGTTAGTTTTTCTCCTAACTCTTTATTGACAACACCAAGCTCTTCTTTCATTACTGTAATTTGAGCATCGAGATTATCGTGCTTTATTTGTTTCTTGGGTTTTTGTGCCATAGTTTTTATCTACCTCCTAATACTGAACCTACATAGATTGTACCTGCGTTTGAGGCAACTCCTGTTTCTTTAACAGAAATTCTATGATATAGATTAGAAATATCTAGTGGTAGTGATATATTAGTTATTGATGTTAAGATTCCGTTTACTGTTGCGTCTCCTGAGCCTGAATCAGTTATGTTTTCATCATTAACGAAAACTCCTGTAACATTTGATAATGTTAATGTACCTGATGTCCCAGCTACAATTTCAGTATCAACTTCAACATATCCTGTTGCTCCTCCAGCACCAGTTACTTTTAGTCCAACTGTGAATGGTGCTGCTTCAGCATCATATCCAAGTGTACCATAAGTTGTAACTTGAGCCACTGTAAATTCTCTTTGAGTAAGTGTTGATGTACCGTCTGATACAGATTCGTTTAAGAGTCTGTAATAATTAACTCCATCATCACTTGCTTCAACAACAATTTGTAATGAATTAGATGTTTCTCCAGCTCCTGCTGTATATTGAGCTACAAGTTCCATTTTTGACATTGAACCTGTCTCAATAGCTTTAGTTGTATCTCCATCTAAATCATAATAATCAGTAAGAGCTACGGCTGTAATTGCTCCTGTTGTACTTGTGCTACCGATTAAATCGGATACACATTGATTTGGGTAATATAGTCCTCCTGCCATAATTATTTTTTAGTTACTTTTTTAGTAGTCTTTTTAGTAGCTTTCTTAGGTTCTTCTTTCTCTTCTTCTTTAACCTCTTCTACTACTTCTTCTTTAACTTCCTCATTTACTTCTTCTACTGTTTCTTCTACTGAAACTGTATCTTCTTCTGAAAGAATAATGAAGTTATGTAGAGATTCTTGCCAATATTTAGCATCCTTTGTAGGTACACCTGAAATTGTAGAATCTGCATCTACAGTATATTCTTTTCCAGTTAACATAACTGTGATTGAATTTTCTGTTGTGTTAGTTACTTTCATATATTATCGATTAGTTTGTAATAGCCCGAAGGCAACCAGTTCAAGAGTACTGGCAAACTCATTAGATTAAGCCGCTGAGTCAATAGCTGGAAGAATGTATCCTGACTTATCTGCAACACCTGTATAAAGGTTATCGAAGAAAGTAAGTTTTGTTCCTGCTGTGAACATAAGCTCAGTTGTTGTATCTAGAGAGGAACTTCTGTTTCCTTCTACAATACCTGTGTTAGTTGTACTACTTCCTGTAAGGAAGATTCCTGTAGTTGTACCTGTTGCTCCAACAACATTTTGATTGTTGAAACTAAAGTTTGCTCCAGTAACAACCTTTGCTGCTAGTGTAATCATTTCTCCACCAGCTGTACACTTGTGGAACATCTTGTTGTTAGTGAATGTTGGTCGTACTTGTGCGGCAAGGATAGATAGGAACGCAAGAGGCGTAACTAGGTTTAATCCATACCATGTATTTCCATTTACAGTAAGGTCATCTGCTGCATTGTCTGTAGCATTTGTAGTTACAATAGATAGGAAGTTCAAGATAGCTGAGGTATCATTGAATAATCCACCATCTAGTGTAAAGTTCTTTGCTGTTGAAAGTGTGAATGCTGATGCAACATCTAATTTAGTTGCTTCGAAGATTCCACCATACCATGAAACATCTGCTGCTGAAACTGTGATAGTTGAAGTAGCTGCGTTAAGTGTAAAGATTGGAGTATTTCTTCCATTTCCTAGACAAACGATTTTTATATCTGCTTTGCTAAGTACTATACTTGTAGCTGTTACAGTTTCTGCATGACCAGGCATTACGATAATAACGTCTCCTTTGTCTGCCCTTGCTGCTGCAATAGCTCCGTTTATTGAAGCTTTAGGTAAAGAAGAATCATCTCCTACATTTCCGTCAGCTCCTGTTGTTGCTTGTACGTACCAAGTTTTACCTGTTGTAAAAAGTGAACTAGCTCCAATTGCAGTAAGTCCTGCATTTACAACTCCATTTGGTAAATTTAATTTTGTTAACATAATTGTTTAATTAGTTTTATAATATTCTTTTTTGTTATCTCTGAATTATGTAAGTGAATAGGGATATATCCATGATTGATTAAAAATTCATTCTTATCAGTATCCTGTTCGTGCCCATCTATTTCTATTGCATATTCTCCTATAACAAAGTCTATCTCTTTTCCATGGATTATCCATCTGTGCTTGAAGGGAATTTTCATCTCTTTAAGCACTTCATAGAATAATCTTTCATGTCGAGTAGAATGTTTTTTGTAAATATTGTATCTCATTCCTCTGTAGATTAAAACTCGGAGATTAGAGTTTTTAATAATAGCGAGGTGGAGTTTAACGTACTCCACAAACGTTGACGATAGGATATTAACTTAGCTTGAGTAATCTGCGTTAGTTCCCTTAGACCCCCATGTACCTCTGAAGTCCAATGAAGCGTTAGCCCATCGAGCATCAACTGTAAAGGTTACAGTCTTAGAAAGGATATCAGTATCCTGTTCTAGTCTCTTCTCTTGTCGAGTGTCATATGATAGCATATGATCTCCTTGGGAAATCAAATACCATGCTACTGAAGAATTACTATCCAAGAACTTGGATGTAACAATATCAGTTGAACCTCTGAAGAAGTTAAGTGCATTATTTGCACTTTCTGGAGTCAATTCTGATCCTATTGTTTCCATAGCTTTCTTTTCCAATGCGATAGGAAGAACTAAAGTGTTCTTTCCAGCCATTGTCAAAGCTAGACCATTGTCAGTTTGCTGCAATGCAAGTGCTAATCTAGCAGTTTCATAATTGTCGTGAGACAAAATGATACTTGTAGATGAAGCATTTGATTGTGTGCTACCTCCTGGTACTACTGTTGGATGTATAGTAGAGAATTGTGGTACACCATCGTTGTACCAAGTCATGTCATAACCGCTAACGTTAACAGTTGTGGCAAAACCTCCATTGAATAATTGCATTCCAGCCTTGTCTACAGCATAATTTGTAGATCGAGACATATCTTTCATCTCATTTAACTGAGTGTTGAAGTCTCTATCTTCAATATTATTCTTAGTTACTTTAACTGATCCACCATAGTTATTATAAATAACTTTAGTAGTATAAGTTTTGTAACGTGTAATTTCTGGAATGTTGTCACCTTCAGCAAATTTTGAGATTTCTCCAAAACCTGTCTTACCAGTGAAGTTTTTTTGAGCACCTGAACCACTATTAACATTAAGTAGACTCAGGATACCTGGTGTATATAGATCATCACCTTGATCGAAGACATCGGAGATTTTAAGTCCTACGTCTGGGATAAGGTCTGTCCATGTTCCTCTAGATTCCATAGTTTATTATGTGTTAAATACTTCTGATTCAAATATGCTCACTATGATTCGTGCTGAATTTAGTGGATCTACTCCCCAGTTATAATACTGAGCTGTAGTTGTAACTGCTGAAGACTCATCAAGAGTATCTTCATCAATAAGGTCTAATCTGTAATTCAATAGGTTTGAACCTGTTGTAGTACCGATAGTAGCGTCTAGTTCTGCTGAGTAAAGTGTTTCTTGTGAAATATCACATTTTCCACTTACCTTAGCAACAGTTTGGTTGTCTGAAGCTGCTGTAAAAGCACCTACATAACTCCCACTCTCTGAACCAGCAACACCTGTAGTTTCCATACCTGTGTCCTTAAATGTTACAATAGAATCCACATGACCAAATACAGCAACTCCAGCAGTTCCTAAAGCTAGGAAACCACTTACGTTTTTTACGGAGTCTGAAACAACTAGGGCAACTGAGTTAGTAATAATACTATTTCTCATTACTGGTGCTCCTTGTGAGTCTAGACTACCTGCTTTTGTAAAGCTCATAATGTATATCTAAATAAAATTGTTAATAAATATTACGAAGTAAACTAGCAACATAGTCAGGACGCTTAGCTTTTATCTTAATATACTTTTCCTTATCACCTTCCATAAAGTCATTTACGATCTTTACTTCTTTAGCAGATAATTCATGTATATCAATTGGGTCAGGGGCATTTCCTGTATCTGTAGCAGCAGGAATATTATTCTCTGGTTGCTCTTCAACTGGTTTACCACCTAACAAGCTATTAGCATCTTTGAAAGCTATAAGAAATTCATCTTCAGTTTTCAAATTGTCTAAGTTAAACATAGTTAACTTCTTATCGAATGCAGACTTTTTAAGTCCACCTTCATCATTCTCTTTCGAGAATTGCGGGTTCTCTTGTACAAATTTATCCATAGCTTTCTGCAAAGTTTCTTTACGAATCTTAGCTTCATTCTGTGAAAGAATTTTACTTACAACTTCTTCCGCTACAGTCTTAACTTCATCAGTTTCGACTTTAGTTCCAGCGTCTCCGCTTTTCTCAAGTTCTTCAACTTTTGTAGTTAACTCTGCTTTTTCGTCCTCAGTGAGTTGCTTTTTTTCACGCAATTCAGTAATTTCGCCAACAAGATTACTCTTGTCTTGGGTTAAATTAGCATTTTCTTCGACTAATTTATTGTGCTCTTCCTTTGAAAGAGTTACGACTTCCCCCTCGTCGCCTGGATTCACTTCAGGATTCTGTTTTGAATCTGTCATAATGTTTATTTTTTAACTTCCCTTTTTAATAAAAATCTCCCTTTTTAATGTGGTTGAGTCCACTCGATCTTAGTGAGGTTGAGTCCTCTAGTTGCAACACTATATGGACTACTTAAAGTAGTCTGTGTAAGATATAGTACCGACCTCGCACCGAAGTGCTCTATACCCTACACGGACTAATCTAATTAATCCTTTTTGCTATTATAACATACTAATTAATAAAAAGCAAATTACTTTGCATATCTACCAATTTCTAATTTAGTAGATGTCTTCTTATCTTTTAGTTTGTTTTTAATATACAAAGTTCTAGCAAATGAGCCTTTCAATAAAGCTCTCTGTTCATCCGTAGTAGCTGAGAAGTATTTTACTACATCTTGATTAGCTACTCTTGTCAAGTATTGACTTAAACCATCAATCTGTTTTAACTTCTTATAGATGAAATCTTCTTCTTTCTTATCTATATTAGTTTCTTCTAAAGAATTGTATCTAATTAATAGTTCTTGTTCTAATTGTTCGGTTGTTATATTTTCCATATTATCCTTGTAATGAAGCTGCCATTTGTCCTAGGTCTGCAGCACCTTCACCTCCTTTAGCACTTCTAGCAATATTATTAGCTGTATTCTGTGTTGGATCTTGACCAAGAGGAGTTTCAGCTTCTTTATTTTCTGGATTGATTGCTTCTTCAAGAATCTCTGGTTTCATAATCTTAGTTGGGTCATCTCCCATCTTTTCTGCAGTCTGTGCTAGTAATTCTGTTTTGTCGACCATTTCTGGGAAGAAACTTAGATATACTCTAACCTTCTCTAGTTGTAGAGCTTTTTCCACTTCTTTAGAACCTTCACTCTTTGGATTCAATACTAACTTAATATCATGAGAAAAGTCTCTTAAGTATTGTGGTAATACTGCATCTAGTTCTACATCAGCATTCTGTTCTGCTGTTAAGATTTGACTTCTTGCTTCTTGTACTTTCTTATTTGGAATATCTTTCTTATCAGCAAACATCTCAATAATCTTAGTTCCTCTCTTACCATTTGTTAATACAGCATTTCCAATCTTAAATGTATTAAAGGCTTTATTAACATCTTTTTGAGAACCTGCTCCCATAACTTGGGTTATAACAGGATTCTTTGGATCTGTCCAAAATTGTAAAATATTAGCTCCTCTCATAAGAGCTTTTCTTTTTAATCCAAAATTAATCATTCTACCAAATAGTCCTAGAGTAGATGCTACACCTTCTGCAGCAACCCTAATTTCTTGAGCAGTAGTTCTTTCTCCTACACCAGCATTCCCAGAAGACACTTGGTCAATAGAAGCTTCTTCCATAACCTTACGTGTATATCCAAGAATAAACTGATGCCATCCTGATGGAGTACCAGGATCTAACTTCATAAATGATTGAGATAGTGGTTGTCCTTGTGTATCAATAGGTATTCTCCTACCAGGTCTCATATAGTCTTCTTCTATATCATCGAATCCTGCTACAAGCATTGGTGGGAAAATAGTTAAGAATGATTGATCTAATAGCATATTAGTCAACACATTCAATACATCCTGCATAGCTTTTAGTCTATCAGGTAGTGATTTACCATAAAAGAAATCAGCACCAAAGAAATCAAATCTTACATCAAAGAATGGAAGTTCTTTATGATTCCATGGTAATGGACTAACAATCATAGTATCTTTATTTTTTAATGGATTTAACCAAACACCATTAGCAATAATTGTATATTGGTCATGTTCTCTATCATAAAATCTTAGAATTTCAACATTACCTTCTTTCGTATTATTAGTTACATAGTCTCTGTAAAAGGGTCTTTCTTGTTCTGATCCATACGAAACAACATGTGGTTGAACTAGATTTGACCTTTCATACATATCCCAATTCTGTACGAATTCTGAATATGAAATTTCAGTTCTCCAGAAACACCATGGCATATCTTTAATTCTTCTGATACCAAGTGATGAAGGATAGAAATCCTCTAGTGGTACAATAGAAGCTTTAAGTCTTGTCTTCTTTTCTACATCTTTAGTTATAGTAATATTATCATTAGATCCCTTGACATTTCTAATATCTCGTGATTTAATATCTACATTTTCATATCCAATAGCTGTTCCTTTAACAATAGCTTCTAGAAGATAGTTAGTCATAAACTCTTCATAATCATCTACATCTTCTGAGTATTCATAAAGGTTAGAAAGAATAATACCTTTCCTAATATCTTCATCTCCTCTACCAGTAAACTGAGCAATAGGCAATACAGAAACAACCTTACCTAAAATAGCAAGTACTTTGTTTCTTGTAAATCCATCATTGACTCTAGCCTGCCAATCTTCTAAATCTTCTCTTTCATCAATGTTTGTAGTAAATCTACGTACTGAATCTTCAATATATTCTTTTAATTTTCTACCATCAAAATATTCATAATTACTATTACGAACAGTTTCAGCATCAGTAAATTTTTGTCTTATGTCAGTAAGAACTGCAACCTCTTCATCAGTAGGTTGGTATAAAGCAACATTCTCTTTTTCTTTCTCAGTAAGTTCAAATTTCTCTAAAGTATCTTTTTTTGTCATATTAAACTATAGTTTTTAATTTGTTCGTATTATAGCACACATATTAAAATAATGCAACTGTTAACGTATGACTACAGTCTTATAAGCATTAACTGCATTCTTATACATTTCATCATCATGTCTAAACATATATACTCTTGTTTGTACTGCGTCTAAGGAATCCCAATATCCTTCAACGAAGTTTTTTAATTGTCTTGTTAAATCTGCCTTGTCTTCTTTACTTTCCCAAAATGATTTCTTTTCAAATCTAGCATCATTATCTGTATGATCATAACCATTCTGCGGCATTTCTTTATATACTTCATGTATATAAGCTTGTTTATAATAAACTCTAAAGAATCCATTACGAATTCTCTTAACCCTAATATAAGGGCTAATTCTTTTACAATCTTTTAGGAATCTTCTAAACCACAAACTCCCTTCCTCTTCATAGGCTTCTCTAAACATTATTTTCCAAAACCAACAATTACTTTTTCTGGTTCATCAACTTCATCTGTTAATTCAATATCGACCAATTCTGCCTTATCTTCTTTCTTTAAAGCATCTTGTATATCTTTTGCATATATAATCTTTGTAATTCTAAATGATTTCATATTTAATATCCTATTACTCTACCTCTTTTAAAACGACCTTCTTTTGGAAACTTATCTACTGGCTTTACTCTTCGTCTACCCATATCTCTTAATCCTAAAGCAAGATATTCAAATGCTGATCTATAGTGAGATGTAAAGTCATGTTTAGGTTTCTCTGAATTAGTAAAATCAACTCCTTCTCTTTTTACTTTTGGATAAGCTGCTTGCATCATACATGTGTTAAACCACTTGGTATCAGAGTTAATATTAAGTTCAATACCGTTTAATATTAAATGACGTGTAGCTTCCTTTCTAGCTTTAAAGTATTTCCACTTATCTTGGAAGTTAATTATTATACCATTATCTCTTAATACGTCAACTACTGTTTGGTCTACAACATTATTTTGAAATCTTCCTGCTGGGTCACCAAAGTGAGTTCCTTTCTTCCATTGTTTATGTCTATCAATCTTTTCTAAGTCTTTTGGTGTATAGAGATGATTCTCAGAAGAAACATATCCAGTTACAAAAGGAACATAGAAATCAATAGTCTTAGCAGCATTTCTATATGTATCAATAATTCTTAATTTACCTCTGTTAGGTTGACACCATATCATAGCTGTATCATCAGTCTTACCAAAGTCCCATCCTACATATAATGGTAGTAATGGGTCATATTCAAAGATACCTTGTTCAATATTAACTTCATTCCAATCAGGATATACTTTACCTTCTAGAGATTTAGAATAGGATATATCCACTTCTTGAGCAAGAGACTCTGGAGTACGAGTATACTTTTCATATTCATACCAATCATCATCTTTAAGTGGATGTTCTTTCCAGTGCATAGTATGAATACTAATAGGCATTTCTCTAAGCATAGCATAGTAGTTATAACCATTAGGAGTTGAGTTAGCTAATCTACAGTTTGTAGAGTCAGCACAACCTTCCCAAGCATCTTTAGCATAATCCCAGAATCCTAATTCATCAAATAAAATAGCTGTATGCCTAGCACCACGACCAAAGTTAGGGTTCATTGTATCTCCTTGAATAACATTACCATTATCAGGTCTAATTATTTTAAGTTTGGTTCTATGCTTTTTTGGATTATATCCTTTAGGTATTAACCATTTTGGTAATGATTCTATTGCATAATGAACCTTACCAAACAAAGAAGCTGGTGTACCATCATCAACAAGAACTTCTTTATAAGAACCCATAAGGATACTTGTACCTTCTACAAATAACCAATACCATAATGATACATAAGCAAAGAGAATCCAAGAAGCTCCCATATCTCGAGACTTCTCAGCAAAGGCATCTTCACCACTCTCTATTCTTTCAATAAACCATCTAATAGCATCTTCTTGGAATCCAAATAATATAAAAGGAAGATGTTTAGATTTACTACTACTGGTAACTAATTTAGGAGCATATGTCCATCCAAAGTTATTTATAAAGAATATACAACCTGCTGCTGGATCATAAGAACCATCTTCTTGTATACCTTTACATAACTCATATAGTCTGGCTCTAGACAAAAGAAAGTCTTTTCTACCTGTTTTGGTAGCATCAAAAAGCTTAGCTCTCATTAGAAGCTTAGATTGATATTCTTCACTATTTATATACTCATCAAGTACTCTCTTCTTTCTTTCGTTCTCCTTTCTATTTAAGAGACTTAATTTAGTTTCTTGGTCTATTTTTTCTTTTTCATCCATAACTTTTCGAGTATAGTTCCTAAGATACAATCATAAAGATATGCACCAGCTTCACTGCTTCCTATTTCATCACGAAATCCTAAATGATCTCCAACAGAGATAACAGAATGATATATCTCATGAACTAGAATTTGCATATCTCTAACATTATTTCTTTTAAAACTACCTATTTGTATAAAAGATAGATTCTTATTTTCTCTTTCAGATGATAGAAAAATATGTTCTCCTGTAGCTTGTAAGCTAAAGTCATATTCATTTATACCATAATTCTTTTTAAACCAGTTATTAACTCTAGTTGGTGATTCATCACATGCAAATATTATATCTACTGGATAAACTTTTTGGTCGATTTTTAGTATCATTTACTTATTCTTATCTATAATAGTCTTTTCTCGTTGTCCGACTACGGCATCGAGTAATTCTTGTGGAGTCATACCTTCATCTATCTTAGCAAGATGAGCTATATGCTCAGTAGCCTCTCCTTGTATTAATTGTCCTTTATCAAAGAGAATAGCCATAGCAGTAGTTAATTGTGGTAAAGATATTGATTCTAACTGTTTTCTACTCTTTCCAATCATATCTAACTTCTTACTAACCAAAGCCGCAGCCTTATCCCTATTAGATAGGATAACATCCTTTATCTCCATAGGTACATCTGTTTTCTCTTTCAAGGAGATATCTTGTTTCCTATGTGCTACCTTACGTGCAGATACAGCATCTACTACTAAAGTAAGCATATCTTGTTCAATATGATATTTCTCTGGATTATTCTTCATATCAGCATATATTCGATATACTGCCCCTTTAACAGCTTTACTATCCTTATAGTGCTTATCAAAGCCATATTCTAAACCAACCTCATATAGAGGCTTAGATGCTAACATTCTAAATAATCCTATCTTTTGTTCAATACTTAGTTTCATATGTCTAATCGCGGGTTATTTTTTACATTATAACATATAATATATATAATTGCAAGACATATAGTAGTATAATATATATAATTGTATTACGTTATATAATATATTGTGAATAGTTGATGATGGGTATATATATATTACGGTTCCCATTGTCCTCCGTACCCCCCGCCCTTTAGTTATGCCTATACATATACATATATACAGTATAGAGCCTATAATAACAACACTTCTTTTTCTTTTAGTTCTATGTGGGGGGAGGGTGGTAGATACTATATCAATACCATGGGGCTATATTAACAGTGTGTGCTATATCAAGCGTGTGTGGTGCTAGTGTCTAGTGTGTATGTGATAGTAGTCTTATACTCTATGTATAGTAGGGGCTTAGGGTAGGGGGCGGACTTATTGACTGGCTTATAGTGTATTCTTTTTATGTATGTAGTGATAGGTAGTAGTTAGTGGTAGTATAGAGGGTTAGTTAGTTGGGGGCGGTGTATTCAGTTAGTTATATGCTAGTTATTAGCCTTTATCCTCTATATAGGTGTTTTAGTGGGTTTGGGGCGATTTGTGAGCCTTGAAATTAGCTTTTAAAGGGTGTTTAAATGATTAGAGGGGTCAATATACCTGTATTATGGGGTTAGTTCTTGGATAATCCAAAGAGTTATCCCCATGTGCTATTGCATTGATTTAGTCTTATGCTATTATATAGATATTAAAAGTTTAGTTCATTTAAAGTTATGTTAAAAACAACACAGGAGGTTCTAACATTTATATTTATGTATTTAGGTATAGGGGCGATTATATTCTTAATGGGGGTTGGAATATGGAAGATTGCAACATCTAGTTATTATATTGATAAGTTAGAGGAAACAAGTAACTGTATTGTAGAGGTTGCAGGTGATTATTATTATCAAGGTAACCCATATAGTCAAGATGCTTGGAATATGTTTATAGCAGATTGTGATCCAAACATTAGATAGTTTATTGCTATCGCTTATCTTAACTAGGAAGTAACTAGATAAATGAGGTGGGCGACATGGAGTAAATTAAACAGGTTAATTTATATAGTTCTTTAAAAGGGGGAAATACAATGACATTAAATAATCAAGGGAATGTTAAGATAATCAAAGGCTTAAATGATCAAAAGAAGTTTGTCGCAGTTGATAGCAGGTCTATACCAGTTGTCAATGGTAATAAAGTTCTGCAAAGTGATTGTTATTCTAGCCTTTATAGGCATTTAACACAAACATTAAATATGGAGGTTGTTGTATAAAGGGGTGTTACTTAGGTAACAAAGTTAAGGGGCGGTTTAATTTAATTATTCTGCCCCTTTTTGTTATCCACATACTAACAGAGTTATCCCCAGTTGTTGATTTGACAAAGTCAAGGGGTTTGTTAATATATAGGTATGATGATTAAATATAAATACAAAGTAATAGGGCATTTTTTCCGTAAGGACATCCAAAAAGATTTAGATAAATACTCAAAAAGAGGTTATCGTTTAAAACATATTGTATGTAAAGGAGATGGGAATGTTACCATGTATTTAGAAAAACCTAGCTATGAAGTGTAACCATATATATAAAGAAAGAAAGAATGGGCGAGTTTGTTTATATTGCCCCCATTTTATACCTAACATTGATTATTGTAAACATCATCTAGTAATAAATAAAGAAGAAACGGGTTTGTATTGCTGTAAATGTTATAAACATTATCGTTAAAGGTCGGAGAGATTATTAAAGATAAATATAAATAAAAACATGGAGAATATATCATACAAAGAAAGAGGTCATTTAGATTTAATTAAGTGTCAAGACTGTTGCTCTATTATAGATAAAAGTTCTAGTACAAGAATAGAGATTGTTGATTTCAAAGGTGATTTTGTTAGGCACGAGTATTTTTGTAATAAACACAAGAAAATATCAACTAAATATAGAGAGATGTTGACTTCTGTTCACAGTATGGGAATTAGAAATAGAACCTATCCAATAATTGATTTTAAAGTTAATGATTTTGGAGATCCTATCGGTTACTATTTAGAGGGATCAAAAACAAGTGCATGGGGTGGTTTTTGTTGGGGTGTAATTCTAACACTATCACTAACTATTATTAAGATAATGTTTATTTAAACGACTAAAGTCGTTGCAACATTTAACAAGTTTAATTATGAAAGACAACAACTACATTATGATAGAGGGTAAAAAAGTTGCCCTATCAGAAGAAACAGTTAAAGAGTTTAAGAGTAAATTTATTAAGGGGGCGTTTCAACCGTCTTATGATGATGTATACTACTACCTTGATAATGAGAATTTAAGATGTAGTGATTTATGGGAAGATTCAATAACAGATACAACTCGGCTAAATGGTGGTAATGTTTTCTTCAGTGATACAGAAGCAAAAATTGAGCAAAAAAGACGGTCTGCTCTACAAAGAATAAAGAAGTTTATTTGGGAGAATGATTTGGAGTTTGTGCCAGATTGGAATAATACAGAGCAGAAATTTAATATCTATTATGATCAGAGTGATGAAAGTTTTAATTATGTTTCTTGGAATTGGTCAAATTATGATAGCAATTTCTACTTTAAATCAGAAACAGACGCACAAAAAGTAATAGATAACTGTGAGAAAGATTTAAAAGTTATATTTAATGTTAAATAGTTAAGTATAGATAGTTAAATATTAGGGTTATTTAGGCAATAGTTTGGATAATCCTATATAATTAATTATTATGGATAAATTTCTATGGTTTACAAAGGAAGAGTGGATAAATGCTTTTAAAAAGTGGTTAATGTTTATGGTATATATATTTATATCTATGCTAATTATAACATTGACTATATTATTAAGTTAAATATATTATAATGAGGAAGAAATTAGGAGTTAAAATAAATAAAAAAGACAGTAGGGGGTTTGAAATCCGTGAGGGTGATGTATGTATTTTCAATGAACCGAATATTAAAAACCCTCGTCATCTAATTAAAATGGTTGTAACTTGGGAAAAAGATGTTAATTGTTGGTTTCTAGCATTAGAAAATAATTATCGTTGTGGTTGTTTTAATCTTACTAATATGATAGTAATTGGAAGTATTTATAAAAACCCAAAATGGCTTAAATTTAATGGAACAGAATTAAAATAAATGCTTTATTCTTGTTAGTACCTCGTTGTACTTAACAGAAAGTTTTAAATAATATGAATAGATCGAGGAAAGAAGATAGGATAATAGAGTTATTGGTAGCTTTACCATGGTTTATAATTCTAGTATTAGGTTTACTTTTATAAGTGGTATATCCATCCCTAGCCTAGTGTTGTCTTCTTACATAATAATACACTAGTACTATTAATACTATACCACTATTATATATAAGTAAGTAACTTAATTTTAAGTATAACTATAAATATTAAATAGACCCTATTATATCCTTATACTTCTATAAGGAAAGGTTAGTGTTTCTTCCTCCGATTCTCTGTTTTAAGTCGCCATGATTTATCACACCCTTATTTTATTATACTTTCAGTAGTCTATCCGATCCCTGTGCCGTTGCTACTGCTTATATAGTTCTTTTACTCGCCTATATAATTTAACTTCTACGAGTTTGTTAAAAAACAAAATAAAAGGTATTCATTAAATACCCTCTATTTATCTTTTAAAGATTTAGATAAGATGGTGCTACCCAAAAACCTAGTTTCCTTAATCTCTTGTAAAATCTTCTCCCCCTCCTTTTCTTCGTTGAACGATTAGATTTTAATTTTAAAGATCCATTTTCTCTTTTTCCCTTGTCCTTATATTCAGTTTTTGATAGTTTTATATATAAATCTTCTATCTCCTTAACTGTCGGGCTTGTACCTTCTGGGAAGATTCTAACTATCTCTTGGCAAGTTGGAGATGATTTTGTGTAATATTCTACTGTTGTTATTACTTTCATTTATTTATTATTTAATCAAAAAAAATACTACTATTGTAGTAGAAAGTGCAGTATTTTTCCTGTGATAACTACCATAATCCATTTATATGTTACCTTTAGTGAGGTTACTGGAACACCGAAGCGAACCTATAACCTCGCTAAAAATAACGATATGACAAGTATAGCAAATTCTATATCATTTGTCAATAGAAAATATCGCCACAACATATAAATAATACAATGTCAAATAATATTGTCAAGCATAACTGTTGATAACTTATCCCCAATATTCATTGAAATAGAACCATTGTATACTATAATAAGAGTATAAGCAAGCGATTGTTTAGTCCGTACATTGAAAATTAAATAATTAAATATTATGTTAAAAGTAAAAGTTATGAATATGACTAGCCCTAGTGGTAAAGAAGTAGTCAATCAGTTTATTATTAAAGTTGGTGATACAACATACTTTCAAAGTTATGATAGTATAATTGCCATAATTGAAAATGATCTTGACGGATACCCCGAAGCAATAATACTAGATGAAAATAAATGGGATTATTCTACTACTACTGGTAAATATAGAAATATATTTTTAGGAGAAGACAAAAAGGAAACACAAAAGAAGATTAATAGTGGCAAGTATGAACTTGCTAATCTAAACTAATGCTTATGAAGAAAAAAGAAAAAAAGAAGAAATGCGAACATTTAGAAATGGAACTCTTCGGAAACCCTAAAAAAGAAGTTTGGGGATATAGATGTACTAAATGTAAAAGATGTATTTAAGAAAATAAAAGCGAATAATAAAGCACCGTCAAAAGACAAAGTGCAAACAAAAGCTACACTAACGGACGGTGTGGTTTTTTTGTTGTGAAAAAAACTAATCTTTTTTTGTTGTCTATACGAAAATAAGACATTTACAAAGGGCTATGTTGAGCCATATTTTAAGGGTAGTTTTTCACAGAATCGCCTGTAACGAATGGAAATAACAAACAGGTAGTTTGATACCCCTACAAGAAAACTATATCTTAAAATCAAAGTCATAAGAGAACATACTTATTAAATATTAACGAACGCAGACTGGATTTTTATACAATAACTAGACAACGCAAATTATTTATACCATGACTATATATATACTTGACTTTAAATATAAATAATATAATATATACATACTAATAATTTAAAGGAATGGGGAACTCAAGGTTTACCATTGGGAAAAGGGGCAATCATGGTCGGGGGTTGCTCTTTTTCTATATCTATGTTATGGGGGTTATCAACACTTGACAACTGTAATACAATAGATTAATATAGGGGTATAGTAGATTTGTTTGAGGGTACGTTACTTTGATGTAAATACCCTCCGACAAGTTTATTAGTAAAAAGTCATTTGAAAATAAGATATAGTGGGCATCGGTACTATGGTCAAAGTCTATGATCCGTTTGTCAAGAGTGATGGGAAAGAGAAACAAGATTGATGTCAGTTGACTATAACAATCAGCGTGAGGTACTTATCTCTACTCAAAAACACCTTCTAGCAAACCAGTTGTGGTAACTAGATGCTCTGGTAGTCAGTCAGTAATTGCTTTAACAATTCTTGTACTAGAACCCATTATATCTTGTTTTTAATATTAAGCAAGAATGTTCTTTAATAATTCAACTATATAGGAGGTCTTAATGAGAAAGCAAGGAGATCATATCAAACATTGTATTAAATGTAAGATAAGATATGGTTGTCAAATTATGGGATTGATTCAATTCTGTGATGACGACTGTAATAAACTTTGTGAAAGAAAAGAAACTCAAAAAGCCTATCCTTTTTATTGTTTCTGCTGTTTTTTGGAGGTGTCTAATGGAAATTAAAAGGAGTTTATTCTATTATTGTGTTCGTGGTAAAAAACCATCAATGCAAAAGATAAGGAGGTATTGCTCTAAACAAGGCTGTCCTAACCTTAAAACAAGGAGAAGGAAAAAGCCTATCAGAAAAAGGAGTAGATAAAATGCAGATTCATTATCAAGAAGGATTAAGTTTGGTTATGGGTTTTGATTTATTTGGGAAAGATTTAGAGGGAGCAAAGATTTGTTTGAACTTTCTTATCAAATTCTCAACAAGCCCAGATGCTGTGGAATGTTTTAAAACTTATCTCAGAGAAATAGAAATGTCTGAGAGGAGGGTAAACTAATGCTACTTAGAAAGTGTCTTTGTGGTAAGTTACTCGGTTGCACAGAGCCTGATGGTTTTCAAAGAACTTGTTTTAGAGATCTTTGTGATATACCTTTCTGGCAAAAGTGTAAAATTCGCACAAACAAACTTTTACTTGTTTCTCATGGACTCTGTAATTATTGTCTTGAAAAAGCAAGAGGGAGGAAAAAAAGTTGAATTATAAATCAAAGGGGACTGAACATCCCCTTTTGTTATAACTAAATTATAAATAATAAAACACTATGAACACAATAGATAAAATAGTTGAGGAGCTAATGAAGATGGAATGTTGTAAAGTTTGCCAATGTGAAAATGGCAAAAGGATTTGGTGTACTTGTCATCGTAAACAAATTAAAACCTCCCTCCAAAAAGTCAAAGATAAAGAGAGGGAGGAAATAGTTGAGATGGCTGAAGGAATGACAAGAAAACTTTTAGGGTCTGTCAAGAAAAATGATGAATGGAGAAGTATCTACAATACAGCGTTATACGATTTAATAACCAAAATAAAAAACAAATAACATGAAACCAAAAGAATATATTGAAAAAGCAATAGAGGGGGGGTGGAGAAAAGGAATTAAATTGGAATATTACAGTGAGAAATCTCAACATGTAACTCTTAGTAGAAATGGAATGCACGAATTAACAACTCCAATAGAAACAATCCTCCTAGACAAAAACTCTTGGGAAGCAGTTGGAAAAACAGAAAAATGGGTAGAAGAATGTTCTTTTAAATTTCAACAAGGCTTCGCTCATACAGGAAATTGTAAAGAATGTATTATTCAAGGTTGGAAAAAGAAAATGAACGGCTTAATGCCACACCTACAAGAAGGAGGTTCAATAGAAACCTACTTGGAGACTTTATAAACTAAAATAATAATAAGATAGAGAGGATCAAGTTGGAGGGTTGACAAAGATAGACGAGTTTGTCGCTTGACAAACTTAGATAAATTCCCTGTAACTGATTAAATTTGGACTTATCCACAGAATTTACTTGACATATATTTTAGATAGTATAATATATAATTATTAATAAAGTAATACAACAAACATGGAATTATCAAAATTAAAACAACTAGAGAGTCTTTTAAATGACTTTTCTAACGAACATGGGGATGTTAGTGAAGCACAGGATAAAGTTGACGAGGTTATGATTGATATGAATATTGTCAATGGTACAGATCCTTTTGAGGATTTAGAGGATGATTTAGATATAGAATTTTAGCTTATGAAAATAATAGCAATACCAATACCATTTAATAAAAAACAGATGTACATAAACAGAGTATATGTTGATTATGTACTCGGGGCTGGAATGATGCCAGTTTTGGTTTATCCAAACTCTGATTATGAAGATATAACTAAAGCTTGTGATGGTTTAATGTTAGCTGGAGGTATTGATGTTGATCCCACTTTCTATGGATATAATAATATTGCATCTAATATTTGTAACCAAGATAGAGATGATTTTGAGAGAGATGTTATAAAAGCATTTACAGACGTTAAGAAACCTATTTTTGGGATATGTAGAGGATTTCAACTCTTATTTAGGGAATATATGAATGAGAATAATGCCGATAGTCTTGAATATAGACAAGATATTAAGAAACATAACGCCCCCAAAGAATTGAAAGCAGAAAGAGATGCTACAACACATGGTATAAACATAATATCAGAATTATTGTATAACAATAAAGATAAGTATAATAGAATGTTTGTAAACTCTATACACCATCAGTCTGTTATTCTAAAGGGTAGCGTCAAGAAGTTTAACAAAAGAAATGATAACTTTAAAATATGTGGATCTACAGGATTCGGGGTCGGAGTAGACGATTCAGTAGTGGAAGCATTTAACATTAAAAGTTTTAGGGGTTCTCCTGTGTTAGCTATTCAATGGCATCCAGAGGAATTAAAGGATTATAAATTAATAGCTAATTTTTTTGAATAAATATGAGTTGTATAAATTGTGAAAAAGATGAGGGTGTAATGTACGATACAGTAGAAGGAGACATGTGTAAAGTATGTCTTGATAATACCTCTTTTCAAGAATGTGAAGGTTGTGGAAAATATGATGACTGTGAAGGAACATCAGAGGGTATGATGTGTGAAAGTGAGTGTATGAATAATTACGTTTATTGTGATGATTGTGGCGATATATACCATCAGGATAATGCCACTAGGATGCGAAATGGTGATGATTATTGTCAAGATTGTTATGACAGAAATGATTGTATTAGATGTTCACATTGTAGTCAACATGTATCTGAATATAGGAGTGGTATATGTCTTAACTGTTTAAGAGGTGATGGTGAAGGTAATTTTCAAAGAAGGAGTTTTAATGCTACTTCTAAAAAGTATCAAAGTAAAGACAAAGGTAAGATTATCACTTCTGAAAGGACTTTTGGTGTAGAGATAGAGTGTGTTGGTAGAGCCAATGGGCTTAGTCAAGAATTAGCTGATGAAATGGGGCTAACAGGTGATGGATCTATACACCCTGATGGACGTAAAGATTCTTCTATGGAAAGAAACGAGGGGTTAGAGGTAGTTACACCTGTACTTAAAGGTAAGAAAGGGGAGGATGTCCTTAGAGAGACATGTAAAACACTACAAAAATATGGTAACTATACCAATAAAACTACTGGAATACATGTACACTTAGGAGGTAAAGATTTCTTACCAGAGAATCTTAAAGTTGTCAACTTTTCAGAGAAGGCAAAGATAATTGCCCATATTAAAAAGTCTGATATAACACCTATTGTTATACCAACATCTCTGTATAACAATTATGTTAATGATTATAATGGTATTGATAGACTTGTAACTCTAATACAACAAAAAACTTCTCGTCTAAAGATATTTAATCATATAATTATAGAGCATAAAGATTCTGTATGTAGAATAAATGGATATGTTGGAGCAGATGATAACGGAGACTTTACTAAACAATATAAACCAAAATCTACAGATAAAGTTCTTCTTCAAGGTGGAGATAGTACAAAGAAGTTATCAACATTGTTTGCTTTCTATCTAACTTTTGAGGATGTTTTGTTTGCTACACAACCTAAAAGCCGAAGGGAAAATAATGGATATTGTCTAAAATTGAAAAATGCCTTCGGAATTTACGACCTTAACCATTTCTCTGATCCTTCTGATATTGAGAAATATTGGTACAAGGCTACAAGCAGTAACAAGTTAAATTCAATTAAAAATAATAGGTACGTAAGTAGTCGTTATTATCACTTTAATTTACACCCATTGTTTAACAGTAATAAGCAACATACTGTAGAGATCAGATTACATGCTGGTACTCTAAACGCAAAGAAAATTCTTTATTGGGTTAAGTTACACCAAGCTATACTAGACAAAGTGTCTGATGGTAAAATAACTTTCGCCCAAATGAAGAAAATGAGTGATATTTATTTACTAGAGGATAAAATTGATGCTTTCTTTAGCATACTGAAACTACCTAAAGATACCGAAGTTTTCTACAGAGAGAGAATTGAACGTTTAACATTATCAGATAAAAACAAAAAATAACAGTAATGTGTGGAATTATATACACTAAAAGAAATAATAAATCTCGTGCTAACAAGACTGTTATTAAGAGATTCCAAAAACAGAAAAGTAGAGGTGTACAAGGTTTTGGATATATACCAGTCTATGATGGTAAAATAGGAGGTGTTAAAAGATTTGAGACATTAAGTGAAGTTACTAATGCCTTAAAACAGGAAAAGTCTGATGAGATTCTTTTCCATCACAGAATACCAACAAGTACACCTAACTTTGAGGATGTCAACCATCCTATTACAGTTAAGCATAAGATATTCAAGAGTAATTATTATGTGATCCACAATGGTATTATTAGTAACTCTGATGATTTAAAGAAGGAACACGAAGAATTAGGTATCAAGTACACTACAGAGATGCAAAAGCAAGAGTTATATAGGATTGGAGGTAAGACTAAAGTTACTACCGAAGAAGACTTTTACAATGATAGTGAATCATTTTCAATAGATCTCGCCCTATATCTTGAAGGTAAGCAAGAACACTTTAAATCCAAAGGGTCAATAGCATTTATTTGTTTTGAAACTGATAAGAGAGGTTCTATTAAGAATATCCACTACGGACACAATTCAAGAAACCCACTTATTTTAGAGGAAAATAAAGGTATGTTTGTTCTTAAATCAGTTGGAAACGGACAGTCAGTTGAAGAAGATGTATTAGTTACTATTGATTACAAAACAGGTAAGACTACAGAAAATAATGTAGATATTGGTAACTATTATAAACCTACTTACAATAGCTGGAATAGTGGAAGTGAATATAAGAGACCTGCTGGATTTGATACTAGAAGACCTTATGAAGATCCTTACGAGGTAGATGCTGAAACTGGAAAGATGACTATGATTCATGTTGATAATGATTTCATAAATGGTATGTCTAATGATGGTTATGCTCAAAATCTATTAGAAAGTGGTGTAGAGAAAGATTTTGGTGAAATGGCTAACAGTATGTTTGACGAAGAAAATGAAAGATATGAATATGTAGAGGATGAAATTGCAAGAATTGGAGAACTCGTGAATGATCTTGATAAAGATATTAAGGTTTGTCAAGATTTTGTAGAAGCTGGAAATACTTCACAAGTTTACAACGAAGCAATTCTTGATGAAATGGAGGATAATCAAGAGGAGTTTATTGAAGAATTACTAGAATTTGAACAAGAACTAAAACAATTACAAATTAGATTAGGTGGTGGTGCGTAAATGGAGCATCTTAATGGCATTGCTTAGGCAAGATTTGAGTTAATTACCAAACAACGCCACATAATCTTTTTATAAATCAAGCTGGGATTACCCTAACTTAAAGTCTAATTGTGAATTAACGTTGGGTCGTCCAACCGCAATTCATAATCGGTTAGGATATTCTGGGGGTTAGCTATTTAAAAACTATAGATACGGAATACAGATCACTGAAACATTACTCCGTGAAAAGAGTATATCATATCAAGCAACAAAGTATCTTAATCCTTACGCCTTATTCTTTCTGTTATAGTCCAATATAACAGAACTTAACTCAAAAGAATATATTAGGTGCGTACGAAAATAGCACATTCTCTTTTAGCTTAGTGGTAAAGCGTTCGGTTGAAGCCCGAAATACGAAGGTTCGATTCCTTCAGAGAGAGCATGGAGTTACCAAAAAACTTAGGGAATAATTACGTAATAAGATTGAGTACAATTTACTCTATTCTATATAATAATAAGTATGGAATTAAGCCACGTATTAATTACGGCTTAACAGGTAAAATGTTTAAAGATCTTATTGATGATTATACAGAATATCAGATAGCTTATTTACTGATAGTATTCTTTGAATGGAAAGGTGCTAATGGTGATGATGATTCTGCAAAAAAGTGGTTAGAGGGTAAGACACATGGGATATTCCTATTTAATAACGAGTTAATAAATTCAATGAGAGTTTATATACAAAATGTATTAAAAGTTGATTTTGATAACGAAGATGGAATTAAGACTATTGTTAATAATTTAATAAATAACTAATATGCCACTAACACCAAGAGAGAGACACATATTAAGAGAAACTGCAAGAGAATCATTAATGAGATCACAACTACCAGTACCTACAAGAACTGGAGGGAATGGTGATTATATAAGATGGGATATGCCCACTGCAGAGTATGGTTTTAGTACTGGTGATACTATTGAAGTACCAGAAGAAGAAAAAGTACCTAACCCCTATAAAATTAAGTTAAATGAGACTACTGTAGAGTTAGTGAAAGATGGTAAATCTTATGGTTTATATTTTGGTGATTTAGGAGACACTAAAAGTGTAGTTAAGGTTCTTTTAACCGAGTTTGAAGATTTACCTGTACCACAAAAGATTTATCTAATATCACTAGCTTATGAGTATTTTTATATAAATAAAAATGATAGAGATGAATTTATAGGCTCACACCTTAATAATAGTGAAAGAGATGAAATACATAATCCTGTTGATGAGGATAACTTATCAGAAGACGAAGTTTAATTGATAGTTTAATAATAATGATAGCAATTAGAAAAACAATGCCTAAATTATATATGATGAAAGGCTTAACAGCTAGTGGTAAAACCACAATGGCTAAAGATTTAGTCAAGAGATCTAAAAATAGTATTTTCAGAACAAGTCTTGACGATTTAAGATTAAGTTTGTTTCTTGATAAAAAGGGTTCTTTCAAGGAGTTTAAAGTAAGAAATTCCCAAGAAAGTATAATTGATAAATGTTTAAGTCATGGTATTAGTTGTATTGTAGACAATGATAATTTAAAACCTGTAGATAGGCAGAGATGGTTTAAATTAGCCCAAAAAAATGGTGCTGATTTTCATACTTTAGAAACTAAACATGTTATAGTTACTGATTGTGTAAAAAGAGATGGAGAAAGAGATAATCCAGTCGGGGATCATGTAATTTGGAAAGATGCTTTAAAGAATCATATGTGGATTTCATGGAATGGCGTAATGCTAGTTGATATTGATGGTACTTTAGCTGATATAGGAGAAAGGATTAAGCATGTACAAGGAGAACATAAAGATTGGGAATCCTTTTTTGCTGAATGTAACTTAGATACTTTCAGAGAGGATGTTTGGGATGAAATTGAAGAAATACTTGATAATAGTGGTTATGATCTATTCTTAGTAACTGGACGTAATGAAAAGTATAGGGCAGAAACAATTAAATGGTTTAACAAACATTGCCCCGAAATACTAGATAGGGCTAAATGTATGTTTATGAGGGCTAAAAATGACTTTAGACCTGATACAGAGGTTAAAGAGGATATGTTAAAAATGTTTGGAGTTGATGACGTTAGAATAGCTTATGATGATAGACCTTCTGTGATTAGGATGTACCAGAAACATAAGATAGCAACGGTAGACTGTGGGGATGGGGTTGACTTTTAAGATAGATTGTATCACAACTACTTATACACTTGACTTTTGAAACACAATAGTATAGTATATAAGACACTGAATAGTTTAGAGGAGGGATGAAGTTATAAAATATCCTGTTACGTAATATTCAGTAAGAAATTTTTGACATAGAAGTCAACCCCACAGCAATATGGTTGTGGGGTATAATTACGAAATTTATAGTATATAGTTTGACAAATAACTCTAGTTATGATATCATAGGGTTATGAAAACAAAACAATGTACGAAATGTTTAATAGTTAGAGATTTATCCGAATTTTCTTTTAGTGATAAAAAAAGAGGTTATATTAATTCTAAATGTAAGAAATGTGTAGCAGAATATTTCCAAAAATATAAATCTAAAAATAAGAAACGTTTACAAAGTATATGGAGGATTGCTTCAAAAAAATATTGTACAACAGAAAAAAGAAGGAACAAAACATTAAGAAGATATGGGTTGACAGAAGAAACATATAATGATATGTATGATGAGCAAAATGGATCATGTAAAATATGTAAATCTGTAAATAGATTAGTTGTAGATCATAATCACGAAACTGGATTTATAAGAGGTTTATTATGTCATAGATGTAATGTTGGTTTAGGACATTTCAAGGATGACATACTAATAATGAAACTTGCTATAGAGTATTTACAAAAAGAGGAATCACTATAATTAATAACTAACTAATATAAAGATATGCGAAAAATTCTTTATCCATACAAGGTCGGTTCTGCTTCAAGTAAGCAACTAAAAGAAAGGTTAGGAGGGCTACAAGTCTATCCTGATAGAAACTATAGAAATAAGATTGATGATTTAGTTATTAATTGGGGAAATTCTAAAGTACCTAATTGGATGTCTGATAGTATTAAGTGGTTAAATAAGCCAAGTGCTGTGGGTAATGCTAGTAACAAATTAAAGGCATTGCAAATTCTTTCAGAGAATAATATCCTTGTACCACTTTTTAAAGATAACCCCATATCAGCAGGAGATATTTATGGTAAGGTAGTAGTTAGACATAAATTAGATGGACATAGTGGTGAAGGTATTGAAATATTTAATACTAGCGATAATTTACCAGTAGCACCACTATATACACGATTTATACCTGCCAGAGCAGAATATAGAGTACATGTCTTTGATGGGAATGTTATAGATATGTCAAAGAAGGTAAGACTTAACCCTGATGAAGAAGAATTTGTTAGTGAAGAACACAGGATGGTTAAGAGCCACCAAAATGGATGGACGTTTGCCAGAGGAGGTATCAAATTTAACACAGAGTTAGGTAGAATCGCAATTAAGTCTATACAGGCTTTAGGACTTGATTTTGGAGCAGTAGACATCATTAGAGGAGAGGACGGAGAGTATTATGTATTAGAGTGTAATACGGCATGCGGAATGGCGGACTCAACTGAAAATAGTTATGTAAATGCTATTCTTAATTATGAGTTAAAAATAAGTTAAAATGTTTAAATATATTAAAAGAGGTGAAAAAGTAAGACATGTCATAACGGGACAATATTTTATATTTATTGGTTATACATCGGATAGAAAAGAAGTTAAGATTAAGGAAGCATATTATGATAATCAACGTGGATGTAATATATATTCAAGTTTAACGTTGTCTAAATATGAAATAGAAAAAGTACAATAGTAGATTTATAGGGGGATATAAACGCCCCCAATTAAGTCTGTTAGAGACCGATAAAATACAGAAAAAGAGAATAAATGAATATAATAAAATCAATGCGGGAAACCGTTGGCATTGATTATAAACGACCTGATGAGACGAAGATTGACGAGTACATTGAAAAACTTAACAATAATGAGATAGCCCAAGATTACTTACGTAATGAGAGAGGGCTTTCTGATGAATCAATCAAACACTTCAAATTAGGTTATGACGAAAAGAGAGATGCCATATCAATCCCGATTTACAAAAGAGGTGAACTTATTAATGTTAAGTATAGGTTCTTAAACCCAAAGAAACAAAAATACTCCTCCGAGTATGGAGCAGAGACATGGATCTTCAATGATGAAGGTATAGATCTCGGCTTAAAGAAAGGGGGGGTTTTAGTCGTGGAAGGAGAATTTGATCTCATTTCTGCATGGCAAGTTGGGTATAAGAATGTCGTAAGTCCAGCTTTTGGCAAGGATAGTTTTGGTGTATGGATAGAACAGTTAGATAACATACCAAAGATATATATAGCTTACGATAATGATGAAGGTGGAAAAGCTAGTGCTTTAAAGATGGCTGATAGACTAGGTATTGACAAGTCTTTTGAAGTATGTTACCCAGATGAAATAAAAGATGCTAATGAGTTCTTTAAGTCATATACTAAAGATGACTATAGAGAATTGCTGGAAAACGCAAAACCTTACTATAACTATCAATTCAAGGGGTTAGGAGACATTATTGAAAGTCTACGCACCCCAACTAAAAATACAGTTACAACAAAATTCTTCCCAAAGGTTACTATGGAGAAGGATTGGCTTATTGTCGTGTCTGGTAAAACTAATAGTGGAAAATGCCATGCTAAAGGTACAAAACTATTAATGTCTGATGGTTCTATTAAGAATGTTGAAGAAATAGTTATTGGTGATAAGCTAATGGGGATAGAATCCAAACCACGAACAGTATTATCTTTAGCGAATGGAAAAGAAGAAATGTATCGTATTCATGAAAGAAATGAATATTATGATGTAAATAAAAGTCATATCCTTTCTCTTAAAAAAGATAGCTGGGATAAGAAGAAAAAGAAAACGAAGATAGTTGATAAAGAAATGTCTGTAGAAGACTTTTTAAAGATTAAACCAGAAACAAGAAGACATTACCGAGGTTGGAAAACAAGTGTGGATTTTGATTATCAAGATATAAAATTAGATCCATACTTTGTCGGTTTGTGGTTAGGTGATGGTACTTCTAGCAAGACACAGATCACAACAGAAGATGAGTATATAAAAGACTTTATATATCATTATGCGTGTGTATGTGACTTAGATGTTACAGTAAGAGAACAAAAGGACAATAATTCTATAACGATGGATATGATTAGTCCAAGCAGAAAGAAAGGTAGTAATTATATTCTTAATAATTTAAGATATTATAATTTACTAAATAACAAACATATTCCAAAGGAATATAAAATAAATGATAGACAAAGTAGATTAGAAGTATTAGCTGGGCTAATTGATACTGATGGGTCACTATCTAAAACTGAACGAGGTGAATACTTTGAGATTATACAGAAGAATACTCAATTATCGAATGATATTGTATTCTTAGCTAGATCGTTAGGTTTTAGAGCTAAAATAACAAAAACAAAGAAAAGTATTAAATCAATTAATTTTACTGGTGAATATAATAGAATTTATATTACTGGTGATATATCATTAATTCCAACTAGACTTGATAGAAAGAAAAGTAATTTTTGTTGTAAAAAGAATTGGCTTACTTCCAAATTAGATGTAGAAGAATTAGGTGTTGGTGAATACTTTGGCTTTACACTTGACGGAGATGGCTTATATTTACTTGATAGCTTTACTGTTACACACAATACATCTTATGTCTTAAATGTAGCTAATGATATATTAGATCAAGACACCCCTGTTCTTATAATGCCCTTTGAAAGAGGGATTGATGCTGTGGGTAAACGATTTATGAATGTTAGGTATGATAAGACTAACGAAGACTTTGGATTTACTAATGAAAATGAGTGGGATGAAATTATACAGGATTGTATTAACAAGCCATTGTATTTTGCTGTACCAAAGAAAGACGAGATAATAGACACTATTATAAAGTCCAAGAGACTATTTGACACTAAAGTTGTTATTGTAGATCACTTAGACTACTTAGTTAGACATGTTGGTGGATCGAGAGAAGCCGAAATATCTAACACCCTACAAAACTTAAAAAGAATAGGTGAGGAGCATGGTATTATCATTATCATTGTAACTCATATAAGAAAGATAGAACAAGCTGGTGCTGTTTTAGAACGCAAACCGAATTTAGACGACCTTAAAGGTAGTTCTAGCTTATCACAAGACCCAGAGTGTGTAGTGCTTATAAACAAGCATGATGAGGGTATAGAAGTAAATGTAGCAAAGAATAAGGGGGAAATGAAGTCAGAGGTGTTTAGTTTCCGTCCCGAAACAGGTAAGATGGGGGATTCTGATTTCACCGACTTCACTCAAGAACTGAACAACGCAGATGATATAGAAGAGGATATTGTAAATCAATTTTAACGAACGCAGACAGGCAATATGAATGATTTAGATTTAGAACGAATAAGAAATATACCTATCACTACAATCTTAGGTATACGACATACAGGTAGAAGACAGTCGGTTATCTGTCCCTTTCATGGGGACACAGATCCTTCTATGGTACTATACCCTGATGGGTCATACCACTGTTATGGATGCACACGGCATGGATTTAACAGTATTGACTTTATATTAGAGAGTGGGTGTACATTTAGTGAAGCTATTAAAGAACTAGATAATTTAAAATAATATGAATAAAGAAAAAAAATACCAAATAATATATGCAGATCCACCTTGGTCTTACAGAGATAAAGCACTTGCAGGAAATAGAGGTGCTGGATGTAAATATGAAACACAATCAAAAGAATGGATTGATAACTTAAATGTTAAAGATATTGCAGATAAAAATTGTGTATTATTTTTATGGGTTACAATGCCAAAATTAAATGAATGTTGGGATTTAATTGATAAATGGGGATTTGATTATAAAACAGTAGCTTTTACTTGGGTAAAGAAAAATAAGGTAACACCTAGTTGGTTTTGGGGAATGGGTCGCTGGACAAGAGCTAATGCTGAATTATGTTTAATGGCAACTAAAGGAAAGCCTAAAAGAATTAATGCGGGTGTACATTCAGTCGTTGATACTAAAATACAAGGACACTCACAAAAACCAAACGAAGTGAGAGAACGAATTATTAAGTTATTAGGTGATTTACCTAGAATTGAATTATTTGCAAGAGAGAAGATAGAAGGCTGGGATGTATGGGGTAATGAAGTAGAAAGTGATATAGAGTTGACAAGTAAATAATATTGTACTACAACTATAAAAGTCCTTGACATTTAATAAGCAATATGATAGACTTGTATTACAAAGCAAAATTAACAAAATAAAATTTATGAAGAAATTATTTATTGACAAAAGTAAATCAGCAGAGAACACTGGTGTTGCATTAGTCCACGCACAATGTTCTATGTGTAGAGAAAATAAAAAGAATTGTGCAAAAAGTTCTTTTACGGAAACAGTTAGTATACCTAGATATAAACATAATTTTACTAAATGGAATTATGATTATAAAAATTCTACTAAAGTAGTAGATGAAAGAGGTAACCAAATGTATGATAATAGAATTATAAGTCATTATATTTGTGTTGATTGTATTAAACAATTAAATACATTGATGAAAGGAATTAAATCAGTAAAAACAAACACCTATGGAATGGAATTTGGGATAACAGTTGGAAGATAATAAATTAAAAATATATGAGTATTGAGAAAGTAAAAATTTTGAGGGTTTCCTCAACAGACAAAAAGAAAGATGGTTCAGAACTTATTGGTAAGTACGGTAAGTTTTACCGAGTAGGAATCCAAACAGAACAACATGGAGAGAAATGGTTGAATGGGTTTATGAGTAAAGAACCTACATTTCAAGCTGGAGATGAGATTACTATTGACACAAGTACAGAAGAGTGGCAAGGTCAAGAGCAATTAAAGTTTAGAATTCCTAAACCAGAAGATATTGAAAGTGCTGAAAAGGATGCAGAGATTGAAGAACTAAAGAAACAACTAGAGAATAAAGTTGAAGAGACTGATGGAGGAGAATAGTATAACAGTTGAATATACACCTTATGATTACCATAAATTCTTATTAGAACTTGTGGTAAATGCAAAGCAGAACTTCGTATTAATGGGGCGTATGCTTTATCACTTGGATCAAGATGAGAGTTTCAAGAACGTAGTGGGTGAAGGTATAGATACTTGGAATGAGTATTTACAACAACCAGAAATTGGATTGTCCAAAGGGGAAGCTAATAGATTAATTCAGATTTACGAAAACTTTGTATTAAGATTAGGTTTCTCTATAGAGACTGTATCAGAAGTACCAGTTAAGAATCTACACTACTTATTACCTCTTGTTAAAGGTACAGATGATGTTGACGAAGTAGCAGATTTGTTGGCTGATGCAACCATGTTATCTCAGAAAGACTTTAGAGAAAAGATATACGAAAGTAAGAACCCAGAAGAAGAACAGACCTATGAATATCTTATTATGAAGAAGTCTATACAAACAGGTAGTCTTAGTAAAGTACATGATATACCGAGTGAACTTATTAAAGAAACATTTAAACTAGAATAATATGATGGATGATGAATGCTTAGAATGTGGCTGTAGTTTATTAGAACCATGTCATTGTGATCAAGAATGTGATCAGCACGAATAAAATGTTAGATAAATTAACTATAAAACTAGATGATAATTGGAGAGATGGAGTATTCCATGCTTCTGATTATGGAAAATCAATATATGATATATATTGTTCTTTCAAAGAAATAGAACCTACCAACCCTGTACAATGGTATGATACATTGAAATGGGGGGCAGGTTTAGGAGTAGAGGATAAAATGCTACAAGTCCTAAAGGATAGTGGTGTTGTACAAGAAGATTACGATCAAAATGTACATGGTGGTGGTTTAATGGAGAGAGAAGGTGTTAAGATTACTTATCATATGGATGCTGTGACTAAAGAAGGTTTACCTATTGAGATAAAGTCTATCAACAATAAGAATGCCTTTGATATTAGATCCTATGAAGAAAATACACCTAGAGAGAGTTATGTAGGTCAATTATCTACATATATGGATGCACTTGGAGTAGATAAAGGTTATCTATTTGTAGCTAGTATAGATGGACTACATAGATTCTGGCTTGAATGTAAGCATATTAAAGACAGACTATATCAATGTGGTACAGTAACAGTAGACCTTGACAAACATTATAATAAGTTGGCTAAGTTATATAATGAAAATATTGTTAAGGATATAGAACCAGAACCAGACATTATATATAAGTATGATGTAAAAGAAATTGACTGGAAGACTATCTCTAAGAATGAGATAAGTAAAGCAAGGAATGGACATAAAGTTATTGGTGATTGGCAGGTGCTTTATTCGCCATATAAGAATAGAATTATTGAAAAACAAGGAGAAACACTAGGGTATACTAACGATGAACTGTCATATATATTAGAACAGACATCTGGATATACTACGTGGAATAAATAATTATGATAAAACGATCAGGAAAAAGAATAGTACCTAATAAAAAAGCTAAAAGCAATAAGAATGTATACAAATTGATTGTTGCTATAGCATTAACATTAGGAATCAAACCGAGAGAATTAGTTAAGAATTTAGAATCAAAGAAACTACGAAAGTTTGTAACAGAATTAACTAATGAGATGGCTAAAGATAGAAAGAGTAAGCTAACTAAAGCATTAAATAAGTTAGGTGTCAAGATAAAATAGATAGACAAACCTAACAGATATGTTATAATATCATTATGGGTGAAGAATTACCCAGACGGATGGCGATAACTATCATTATGATACTTATTGCCTTCCTACATATAGCTGGAGTTCCTGCATATGCAGAAGCACCAGTACCTATTGAAGAAACTTTTACTACCGATGAACTTATATCTAATTATGCTATCAAGTATAATGTAGATGAAGTTCTAGCTAGAAATATTATCTATTGTGAATCAAGGTTTCTCGAAGATGCAAGAAATTATAAGGCTGTCGTTGGGGTTGATGTTGGTTTATTCCAATTCAATACTCATTACTGGCAGACTTACATGGCAGAAAGAGGACTTGACATTTACGATACAGAAGATAATATAGAAGCTGGAATGTGGTTACTAAGTGTAGAAGGTTCAGCTCCGTGGATATGGTCTCGACCATGTTGGAGTAATAGGTAGAGAAGCTAACCTTAATAGGTTAGCGGGGGATAATTATAAGTAAATTTTAGATTTACACAGAAGGGCAACGTACAACTATAACTAAATATCTATTGATTGGCTCTTGTTACTGAAAATAACGGAATCGCCCAAAGCCGTAGCTAAATAGATATATTCCCCGTTAGCCTATTAAAATAAAATTATGAAATATAATATAGAAGATTTATACGAAGAAGCTGGTACTGTAGACCCAGACCACGTAAAATACCCTAAACAAGATGAGTAAAGAAAGAAAGACAGAAACAATAATAGTAAGAGTAACTAAAACTACTAAAGATAGCTTATTAAAGGGAGCAAATAGCTTAGGCATTAAGATGTCTGAGTTTGTTAGACGTATATTAGATAATGAAAAGGACTAAATTAAGGAAAGAAGCAAAGAAACATACTATGGGTTGGTGGAAGAAGAAATTCTGGACAACATTTTCTCTATACATAAGAACTAGAGATGACTTTACATGTTTCACTTGTGGAAAGAAAGGAGAGGGTAAAGGTTTACATGCTGGACATATGATACCTAGAGCATGTGGAGGACTTTCATTATACTTCCATGAGGAAAATGTACATGCACAATGTTATTATTGTAACATTAACTTAGGTGGTAATGGAGCAATATATGCTACTAAGTTTATAGAGAAATATGGGCAAGAAACATTTGACGAAATAATAAGACTTAAAGATCAAGGGTATAGGAAGTATTCTATAGAAGAATATCAAGAATTAATAGAAATTTATAAGATTAGAATAGAAGAATTAAATGACAAAGATTAAATACTTAGCAATACATCACACAGCAGTAAGTAGAGAATTACAGAATGCTCAATTCTATGCTGTAAATAGATACCACAAAGAGAAATGGGGAATGAAATCAGAATTAGGTTGGTACACAGGATATAATTATTTCATTGGTACTAACGGAGCTACTACACAGACTAGGAATGTAGGGGAAGAAACAGTAGCTATAAAAGGACATAACTTTGACACAATTCATGTATGTTTGGCTGGAGACTTTAATATAGAGTTACCGACTATTACTCAAGCATATGAATTATATGAATTTATTAATCAAATGAAAGAGGATTATCCAAATATTGAAGTTAAACTTCATAAAGATTTGGATACTAATAGAAGTTGTGCTGGTAATTTATTCACAAAAACTTATCTTAAGAAAGTAATCTTAGGAGGAGTTACATTTGATTATGATGATTCTGATAGAGAGAAAGGTCTTGAAATAACTAGACTAAAAAGAAGTTTGGACGAATCAAGAGAACTTGTTAAACAATTATTAGCATTTATTGTAAGTAAACTGACGTAATGAATAAAGAGATATTTAAACGAGAAGATATAGTAACAAGGATATTCAATGCTTGTGATATGGTAGCTGATCCTGTGGTACAAACACTATCACCTAAAGGGAACACAGTACTAATAGAAAACGAAAGTGGTAGTTTGTCAAGTACTAAAGATGGATATACTATTGCAAAGAGTATTGAAGTAGAAGATAGATTAGAGAATAGTATTATACAAGTTCTTAAATCAGCATCATTCAAGACTAATACAGAAGCTGGGGATGGTACAACAACTACTATGTTATTGTCAAGGTTCTTAGCTAAAGAAGGATTAAAGATGTTAGACAATGGTTATAATCCTAAAGAATTAACTAAGAAGTTAGAATCTTTTGGGGAGAATTATATTACAGCGATTAAAGAGATGTCTACAAAGATTGATGGTGATGATGACTTGTTTAACATTGCTAAAATCTCTGCTAATAATGATGAAGAGATAGCTAAGGATATTGTAAAGACCATTAAGGTAGTAGGGGAGGATGGTATGGTATTTATTCACGAGAATAGAGCTAATGATAAGACAGAGATTGAAGAAGATCATGGCTTTAAAGTTAATGGAGGTATCATTTATAAGGAATTGTTATTGGATAGCTCCAAACCTTCTGTAACTTATAGTAATGTACCTGTGTTAATCACAGACAAGAGACTATACTATAAAGAAGAAGCAGTGTCAATACTTAAAGCTGTTAAGGAAATGGGGCATAATGCTGTAGTGATTGTTGCAACAGACTTTATGGATAAAGCAATTAGTACATTTGTAGCTAACCACAATGAAGGAGGAATTAAAGTATGTCTTGTAAAGGACTCATATGTATCAGAGAATGATGATACTACATTAAAAGACTTGGCAGTTTATCTAGGAGGTAAAGTAATATCAGAAAGAAGTGGTAGTATTGTTAATAAGCTAACTGAAAAGGACTTTGTAATGGCAGAGAGAGTATTTTCAGATGCACATAAGACACTTATCACACCTGTATTGAAAGATAATAAGGAATTAGATGACAGAATTAAAGAACTAAAGAAGTTATTGAAGAAAGACCCAGAAGATAATACTCTGAAACAGAGAATCTCATCACTAACTAATGGTATTGTAACTCTAAAGGTAGGTGGTTCAACACCACTAGAGATTAATGAAAAGATTTATCGTTATGAAGATGCAATTAATGCAGTTAGGGCATCACTTAAAGATGGTTATGTAGTAGGTGGTGGAACTACCTTACTGAAAGCATATAGAGATGAGATGGCTGATGATGATAGACTATATGACATGTTCAGGAGTTATTCAGAAGCAGTTATTAGACAGATTGCAGAGAATTGTGAGAAAAATGGAGGATATATGGTAGATAAAGTTCTAGAAACAGATGAAGAGAACTTTGGTTACAACGCCTTAACAGATACGTACGAAGATTTGTTAAAAGCAGGTGTTGTAGAACCAACTAAGGTTATTGAGATGGCAATTAAAAACTCTATTTCAGTAGCTAATGTACTTATTAGTACAAATTATTACGTAATGAATAAAATAGAAAAGATGACAAATAATAAAAAAACAGTAGGATCAGTAACAGAAACTGAAGTAGCTGTAGATACAGCAGAGGTAGTAGAAACTACTACAGAAGAGATTGTTAAGCCAGAAGGAGAACTAACAGCAGAAGCACCACAAAAAGTAGATGAAGGTGTTAAAGAAGTATCAGAGAAAATTGATGCACTATTGAAAGAAGAAGGTTTAGCGTTACAACCATACTTGAATTCAAGTCAATTTGGTATTGTACCACAGGTAGCCCTAGTCAGAGTACCTGAAAACACAGAGGTAAAAGAATAAATATGAAAAAAGGTAGAGCAATAGTCTTACCAGATCTACATGTACCTTATCAAGATGATAAGACATTGAAGGCAGTAGAGAAGTACATGACAGATAATACGTGGGACTATTACATTCTACTTGGAGATTTTATGGACTTAGACTGTATATCTAGCCATAACAAAAACAACCTCCGACAAGTAGAAGGTAAAAGAATATGGGAAGATTACAGAATAGGTAATTCTATTCTAGATCGACATCAGAAAATCATTAAAAAAAAGAATCCTAAAGCTAAGTTTATCTATATTGAAGGAAACCATGAGTATAGAATTGAAAGATATATAGATGCTAATCCTCAGTTAGAGGGTATGGTAGAGTTTGAGATAGGATTGAACCTAAAAGAAAGAGGATTTAAGATAGTAAGAAGCTATACTAAAGGTGATGTCTTTAAATTAGGTAAGGCTATGTTCCATCACGGACAATATATTACTAAGTATCATGCTAATAAAATGGCGGAAGCATATGATGGTAGTGTATTCTATGGACATACACATGATGTACAACAGTATTCAAGAGTTACTTTTGGTTCTGATAATACAACAGTAGGACAATCATTAGGTTGTCTATGTAAGTATGAGCAAAGTTATATGCAAAAGAGACCTTCTAAATGGCAACATGCTTTTGGAGTATTCTCTTTTGAAAAGACTGGACACTTTACTTATTATGTACCATTAATATTTAAACATAAGTTTACCGATATGAACGGTAAAGTATATAAAGGATAATAAATAAAATTATGCCACCAAAATTAACAAAAAAAGAACAAATAAATAATCTAATCGAGCTAATGCTATTTAAAATTCAAATAGAATTAAAAAGAGAAGATTTATCTGTTGGTGAATTGAAAGAAATCACAATGGCAATAGCTATATTAAAAGATAAAATTGAAAGTTATGGTGAATAAATATCAAGATATTACAAAGTATACTCTCTTACATGATAATGTCCTTATTAAGGGCATTAAAGTGGAGGAGGTAGATGGAATTATTAATCCAGATTCTTATGAAGATAAGCCAGAAATAGGGGAAGTTATCTCTGTAGGAAATGTAAAAGTATATGTAGGAGATAAGGTTCTCTTTAATAAGTATTCTACTACTAAGTTTAATTTAGATGGTATGGACTTCTTTATGGTTAGAGAGGAGGATATCGTGGGATATATAAGATAATATGAAAATAGAACCAACACCAGATGGTATTCCTATAAAATTAGATACTCATTTTATGGTAGGAATGAAATTCTTTATCAAATCTTTAAAGAAACCAATATGCTGTCCTGAATCAGAATACCATGACGATTATTGTTGTATGAGACAACGTGGATTCAATGAAGCAATTGAAGATATATTAGAGAAATTAAACGATTAAACAATATGTTACAAAGAAAATTCCAACAAATACAAAAGGATAATCCAAACTTATCTAGTCTTATATGTTATGTAAGAGCTATCAAAGGAATGAGATTACATCCAGATGTTATAGAGAAGAACTTAAAGTTAGTAGATTGGGACGATTATAAAGGTTCTAGTAGAAAAGAGTTATTATCGTTTCTCTATACTATTTAAGCCTAAATCTAAGTGGCTCAACAGAGCCATATAATAGACTATGATTTTCACAGAATCGTTTGTAAGGCATAAAAATAACCGTAGTGGTATCAAAGTACCTCCTACGGTTGTTTTGTTATTAGAATGGCTTATTTATTTAATATAAATCTATCTAAAGTAAAACCTAAACCAGCATCTCCCATTGTCTTTTCTAGTTTCTTTCTTAACTCTTTCTCTCTCTTAGCCTGTTCTGCTTCAATATCAAAGGTAACGGTCGAACGCCGACTAGCTGTTGTAATATTTTAGATTGACCTGAGATGTTTTCATTTTGCATTTGTTTTAATGAAGATAAAACTCTTGATGTGAATGGGAAATTCTGTATTAAATTCATTCTCTCGGGACGAAGAGCTACATTCCATGTTTGTTCTTCTCCATCCTTATCAAACTTAACTTCTGTAAACCCTATAAAGTCTTTAATAACTTTAGGGGCATTCTTGAAAGCTGAGGCATTAGTAATATCACTCATGGCTTTACCATGGAAGAATGAATAACCAGACATATGTTCTACAGGTGCTCTAATCAAAGGAGATACAGACCCTAGCATAATATTAGGTTGGAATTGTTGGAATGGTTGTTCTATAGGTGTACCTAATGAACCTAATATCTCTACTGTACCATCTTTATTAGATTTAAGAATAGCTATACCATCTTTTATCCAATCTGGCAATGCTTCTCTCTGTTCTTCAGTAAGCTGACCACCAGCCATAGCATCTCCTACGTTCTGTAGTGCTGTAAACTGTGCTGATATACGTCCTGGTGTTTTAAACAGTGTTTTAACTTGTAGTTCTAAGTTCTTACGGGTGAAAGTATAGAAAGGAATCATCCTCTTCATAACATTTCTTTCAAATCCTGTCAAGTTTTGATAATCAAACAGGAATTGTTTGGTTCTTTGGGCGGCATGCATCACATCTCCAGTAGCATTTAAGTTCGCAAGAAAGTTAATCAGTCTTGCTTGTTCTTCTACTGCTCTACCAATACCACGTCCAATGGCAAATGGAGCAAACTCTTGTGTTACTGGTACTCCTTTTCTAACTACTTTCTTTAATATAGGTTCTTCACTTCTAAATAATGTAGTAATAAAAGTCTCTGGTGATTGTGAAATATCTAAAGCACCTGTTAGTTGTCTTGAAAAGGCTACATTATTATTCTTAGCTACTGTTCTTAGTTCTCCAAATGACCATGAGTGTCCTGTATTGTCTGTAAATACTTTCTTCTCCATAAGCTCTTGAAGTTCTTCCATAGCTTGTTCTCCAGCTTTACCAGGTTTCATTGATTTTCGTGTTAAACTATTAGCTTTTCTATCAGCTAGTAATAGTGAACCAGATTGAGCATGAAGTCTTGGGTCTAATGAATGTAATCCTATATCATTAAAGTTCAGGAATACATTGGATACTCCATTTCTACCATGGAAGGCAGGGAATATAGTTGTTACTGAAGCTTTCCATAGGTTTTGTATATTATCAAATGCTTTCAATACAACTGCAGTAGAGTCATCACTATTAACAGCACCAACAAAGTCCTCTATAGCTTTAGCTACAGCTGGGTGATATACAATATCTTCTCCATCTGTTCCTAGCATACGAGCTACCTTACCACCTTCTTCCTTAAAGGCTTTACTATTGATCTTGACAAACCCTTTAGAAGCTGTTCCAGCTGATGTACCAAATGCTTCTGCAACACTTGTTATGAATTGTCTTGACACAGATACTCTTGTGTTATCTAATGAACGTTTAGCTAAAGCAGTAACTACATTATCATCAAATATTTCGTAACCTTTTGTTTTTAAATCATTAAAAGTCTCTTCAATAAGTTTTTTATCTCCACCTGTAAGTGTAGTCTCTAATGCTTCTAATCCTTCATCTGAAATTTGGAAGATTTCTCCTTCTAACTTCCTTTGGAAAGAAGCACCTGCTACAGCTTTAGGTGGTGTTGCGAATGGTATCTTTACAATATCATTCTTAACAAGCATATGGGGTACGTGATTATCTCTTCTACTAATCATTACACCACTACTTTTCATTAAGTCAAACTCTTCTTCATTGAAACCAAGTAATTGTTTATAAGCATTAGCAAGTCTACTATCTACTGGTAACTTACCTGCTTCAATAGATGCAGTTAAGAAACGTGATTCATTCACATTCAGTTTATTAGCTCGGACTACATCAGCTAATTTAATTAGTCTTTCATCACCTAATGATGTAGCTAAATCTTGTCCTGCTTGTCTTATATTAACAAACTCTTCTGGTAATCTAACAAATTGTTTATTAACTTTAACTACTGCTGGGTCAAACATAGCACCTAAAGCTCCTCTTACTGGCTGTGTTAGTCTATCTACATGAGTCATACCAGGAATTACAGACATTACTGATCTCATTTTTTGTCCTGACAATAAAGACTTACCCATAAACTTAAAACCTCCTTTATCAATTAGTTCTTCAACTAATCCTGGATTCTTAGCTAACAGGTTAGACATAGCTCTCTTAGAATAATCAAATCCTAACTTAGCATCTACTGTAGTATCAAGTAATTGTTTAAGTTCTGCACCTATTAACTCATGTGAACTTGTTTTAGTAGCATTAAATGCTTTAGCACTCTCCTTTAATTGTTTAAGATTCTTAGTAGCAAGTGTAGTATCAAGTGATTTACTCGTTAGATCAAGTATTTTAGCTGTACCATCAGCTTGATGTTCTAGATTCTTTACATATTTAAACACATCAAGTCCTTTACCACTTAGTTCTCTTGCTGCAAAATCATCTAATCCTATTTCTTTAGCAGCTTTTCCTCTTAATGTAACTCTTGGGGCTGATGATAATCCTAAGATTCCTTTAGCACCACCAAATGTTATATATGTCAATGGATCTAATAGAATATCTGTTGCAGTACGAACTAAAAAACCACCTACCTTTTGTGATAGTGTAGCGTCAGGATTTCTATCTCCCCATATAACATCAGAAGGATCTATATTTTGTTGTATAGCTTCCTTAATTGTAACATCACCAGAAATAGTACCAGCTACTACTTGTCCTGGTACTGAAATAACTTCAACAAAGTTCTTAAATGATTTCTTAAAACCATCTCCTATAGTTGACAGTATTGAAGTTTCTGGATGTACTAATTCTTGAGCTACTTGACCTAAGTTTCCTCCTTCTTGTAAAGCTCTTTGTAATAGGTCATCAGGAGATAGTTTATTTCTACTCCCAAGACCAGTAAAGCTACTTTTATTACCAGCAAACCCACCGAAACCTCCTGAACTACCACTAGGTTTAACTGTTGTTTGATTTATTAATCCCATATTTATCTATTACGTTGAGAACCAAATAATGTATCACCAATATCTGTAAATGCTCTATCTAATAATGATGGTTGTCTAGGTGACAATTCATTTAGAATATTAGTTGCCTCTTCTCTTTGTTCTGGGTTCATAAGTTGATTAGATTCAATTGAATCGCTTATATCTCTACGAGAAGCACCAGATTGTATATCTTCTGAAATATCAGACCTTAAATTATCTGAAGAGAATTGTTCATTTCTTAATGATTCTTGTTCTCTTTTTATCTGTTCAAGTGCAGATGCTCCATGTTTATCTACTACGTTTCCTAATATAGCTTCAATAGATTGAGCTGCAAAAGGATCAGTTGAAGTTAACAAGTTGTTTAATGTATTAGCAATTGATGATGCTAATGGTTGATCGAAAGCAAAGTCTTGTCCAGCTAATGCCTTTTGAGTTTCTGCTTGAATCCTAGCTATTTCAGCTCGAGTCTTCTGCATCTTTAGTCTTTGTTGTTCTGTTGCAAAAGGTGAAGCCTTAGCTACAATAGTATCTAATGTTTCTCCTTCTGTTACAGGTAATCCAAACTCTAATGCAATTGAAGCAATTTGTTGTTTCTCTTGACTTGTTTGAGCTGCTTGTAATCTACTTTCTCTTGATTTCTCTATAGCAAATCCACCTACTTGTAATAGATTAGAGAATGTTTGTTGCATCGCTTGTTGTTGGAATTCTAAAGCACTAAATTGTAACTCTGCTATTTTAGAAGCAGCGGCAGCTTCACCAGATAAGATGAGTTCTTGTTTTCTACCTTCTAAATCACGTACAGATTTTTGAGTTTCATCTGTTATCTGTTTTAAAGCAGCACGGTTAACACCAAATCCTCTTTGAGATTCTCTAGCAGAAGTTAGTTTTTGAGCACCAGCTTCTCTTACACCACTAATAGCTCTTTCTGCACCAATTTCTAATCCTGCAGCACTAGCTTCCTGTGATTTTGATACACCACTAATAGCTTCTTGAATTTTAGCTTCAAGACCTGTTTGTCCTGATGATATAATTCCTGCTTGTCCTAATAGCTTTTGTTGTAATTGATCTAGGAAAGGATCTGTTGTGCCTGTACCACCTGTCTTAGTAGTAGTTGTAGTTTTAGAACTACCTCCTCCTGTAAGACCTGCTGTCTCTGCTATATTAGTAGGTGCGTCTTCGGTTATAAAAGTACCAGAAGGCGAAAGTCTCCCTCTACCAGGTACTGTGTCTCCTTCTTGGAAACCTTGTTTTAACAAGTCGTTTACTTCTTTATCTGAAATTGGTTTTGATTCTGCCATATTATCTTATTATATTACCTCTTCTTCCTCTGTTACGTCTAGCAAAGCTTACTCCTTTAACTTTGAAACTCTTTACTTCTTTAACACGTGATGAAGGGATTAGTCTTCTAACTCTTCTTAATGCTTTTAATGCTTCTACTTCCTCTAATTGTGCTTCTTGTGGTAATCTTAATGTTGGATTAAACAACAATGAAGCGGCTTTATGTGCGACTGGATATAGTAACTGGTCATACATACCTGAGAAATAAGGTACATCTGTAGTTGCACCAAACTTTAGTATATCATCTCCAGAATTATCTACCCCTACCTTCCATGAAATATAATGGTAAGTTAGTTTCTCTGGTCTTGCTAATATTAAATAATCAACTCTGTAATCTGTATCATCTCCTTGTCCAGCTCCATAATTCAAGTCTATTCTCAAGTAATCAATATTCTCTACGTCAGGAGAGCTTGTTTTAGTAGCATCTGACCAATCTACTTTAACTCTATTCCAACCATCTGCAAATGAAGCTCCATCCATATCAGTTGTAGCTGTTACAGACCAGTAATTAGATGAATCTGAACCCCAGAACATAGTTACTGAAGTAAATTCAGTTACATCTGGTACATAAACCCACATCAACCAAGCTGCTAAATCTTCAAAGTCTGATAAATCAGATGTTGTGAATGTACTATTTACAAGAGTAGCTCTATTATTACCTGATTGAGATACATCAATATCAAAATTAAGTGATGCAGTACCTTGTTTAAATTCATTTGTATCTACAGTTAAGTTAGTAGCATCTGAATTGGTTGCATCCACAGCCCATGTTCCACCACCAGAAGTAGTCGAATCAAAGTCTGATACTATCTTAGCTGTATGTTTAGAATTATGATTAATACCTACATAAGCATCTGTATCTCTTCTTTCTATTGTCCAAGCAGATTCCGATTGTTTTTGACCTACCATTTCAGCTAATTCTCTTGCAGATACTGGTGTAAATGAGAAATATTGGTCGTCTTTTTCTCTTCTTAAGTCAGCTCCTTGTAATAAATCAGCTATATCAGTAGTTACTTTATAGTAATTTACTGTATCATAGTATAATATAGTTTCGGTATAATTTTGTAAGTCATTACCTAGTTCTTCTTGAACCCAAATACAAGCCTCTGTTATAGATTGTAATCTTTGGGCTGCGGAAACTCTATCTGTTGATGAATCTCCTATATAAGTATCAACTTGTGTGATAATATTAGCTGTTGTTAGTGACATATTTGTGTATTATAGCATTTATTTTGTTATTTGTAAAGTATTAACTAGCTTTTGAGCCTTTTGTTTTGGTTGGTTCGTATTCAACTACAGCAAATGAAGGACAAAATTCATTAGTTCCGTTAGTACTGTGTTCTATCTCTAACTGAATTGAGTTAACAAACGGTTTATTTAACTCAAAATCTACATATCCTCTTGATACTTGGTCTCTATCTGCATTATGTGTCTTAAATGCTGTTGTAGATTGATTAAAGTAGGTTTTAATATCAGCTACTTTTGTTGTTCCTGTATTTGTTATTGGAGAACAATATATTTCTACGTTCTTTACTGTTGACATTTGAGGTAAATATTGTACTAAGGTATATATATCACCCTGTGCTGCTGTTGTAGTCCCATTGATATTCCAATGAACAAATTCAAAAGCTTGACCAAGATAAGATAAATATAAACCATTATTACCATATATAATTGCACCTGCTGTAATAGAAGAAGCATCTACTATTTTTCCTAATCTAAATAAACCTTCTTTCTCTCCTGGTAGAATACTTCCATGTGCAAGCACGTATTTATCATTTGATAACCACACAGTTAGTTCTCCCATCTGTGTTAAACCATCAAGTGATTCTGGTTGTGCATTAATACCTACTTCTTGTATTGGTTTAAATGTTGCTCCAGTATATTCTCTAATTTCAGTAATTTCATTTGGTTTAGTTACCATTAGTCTTACATTACCATTTGGAGCTACATATATTTTATGTGCACGATCAATTCCAGTAAGAGGTATATAGTCTCTTGAATTAACCACAGTTGATTGTCTATCCCATACATATACACCATAACTAACATTAGCTTTTGTAGCTGTAAGTTTAGTTGTTTGTTTAATAAGAACCATTATATATCCTTTATAATCAATAGCATCAATTATTGAGAATGTAATTGGGAATTGAATAACATTAGCTGTAACAGTTCCTGTTGCTCCTCCTTCTCCTGTACCATCAACTACATGTATATTATTATCTTGGAAGATGTACATAAATCCATTATCAGCTACTCTCATAAATGCTGATGCGTTAGTTAGACCATTTGTAAATGCTCCAGAAACGTCTGTATCTAACCAATCACTATTAGCAGAAGCAAATGGCAATACTGCTTCTCCACAAAGCATATTTCCACCTTTTTCGTATAGATAGAATAGTCTTTGAACATCATTTATCATATAAATTTCAAAGTCTAACATTGTTGGTGTACCAGTTGACCCAAGATCTAATACAGAAGCTACATCACTTACAGTTAGATCTGTTCCTTTATATACCTTTTGTCCACCTGAAACATAAAAATCATCATTTACTGGATCATAAATAGAGGTTGTAAATGTTTCTCCTGGTGCTCCACTAGCCACAGTTACATCACTAAAGGTCGCTTCTGAAGCACACATGTAACCATATTTTCTTAGAGGATTATAAACACCCTCAGCCACTTGACCTTTTGCTCCTAAATATCTAAGGTTTGGTGAACTAGAAGAACTACCCACATCTCCAAAAAAACGTGGTGCTAATCCTTCTCTTCCTGATAAATCTATAATTAATTGCATATTATTTTCTTTGTATTATATCGTAAAACATTATAAAAGCTTCCTTCTCTCCTGCTGTACCTGAGTTTTTGACTAAACTTGCATTAAATACATTATCTGTCCCAACAGTAGTTAGTGGTAGTGTAGTTGATATTGATTTAACAAGTATATCATTTATATAAAAATCAGCACGACTCTTCGGATAATATCTATATTCTAATTTAACATAAGTATCATCTGCGACTGAGCCAATATTTACTGTTGTTGAACTTGAATTATTAGATGTGAAAGCTTTAATTGTTCCATCTTCTATTAAAAATTGAATATTATGTAGTAACGTACCAACACCACCTATTGACAAATCTGCACCATCTACAACATCAATCTTTAATTGTGTTCTAAATTTTGTTTCCTTATCAAATCTTAATATATCTGAATCAGCAACTAAATCAAGGATATCTAATGATACAGAGGCATAATCATCTGTTGTATTTGAAACAGCTAAACTTAGACCATTTGCATTTAAACCTATAGCTCCACCTACTCCTGTTTCTTGGAAATATCTTGCTATTGATTCTATAAATGTAGAATAATAAAAGTATTTATTCCATACAATATCATCAATACTTTTTTCAATTACACTTGTTATAGTTCTTTGAGAAGCTACATCTAAATTAAGACTTAAAAGATTTACAGGGTCAATATCTTGTAATCTTTGATTAGATATTTCTAATTGATTTGACAAATCTTCAGTAGTCTGTTTTAATTCATCTATTTGATTTTGTAATTCTTGTTCCATATTATATTATAAATATTGCTATTACGTTACCTATACCTACTATTGTTACAAATCCTATGATAGCAGATGTAGCCCATCTAAACTTTGTATTCTTTAATACATTACCATTAGTTAAATCTTGTCTATCCATAATACCTTTATGACCTTCATCATTAGATACAGCTAAATCACTCAACTTATCTATGATATTGTCAAGTGCTATTTTTAATTCTCCATTTGTTGGTTCTTCTTTCATATAAATTTGTTTCAAATTTCCCTTTTATTTCTTTGTGTGCCAATTAAAAGCAAAGCATCCAAATGTACTTACACATATGAAATAGGTTGTTGCCATATCGAAATAAAAGAATCTTCTAAAGAAACTATAATTTCCTTTACTAATATCGTCAAGCATATAAGCATAGAAGAAAGTATCTGCCTTTACCTTTTCTATAATACCTCCTCCTTTAGCATAGTATTCATCGTGCTTACTGCATTGAGCTGTAAAAATAAAGTCTGGTATGAATAGTGCTGATTTACCTGCACCACATGATTGTTTTTTGTTTTTCATTATAATATTGTTATTGTTGGTATGAATGTTGCTGCAATTGGAGTAGTATCTTCAAAATTATCCCACTGACTTTGAGCTAATGCATTATTTCCTACTAATGCAATTTCATTTATTCCTGCACCGAAGTTAGCACCTCCATTTTGCCAAGAAGTCCAAGAACCGCCATCTACTCTAGCTCTACCTTGTCCGTTACCACTATTTAGAGAAGTATCTATCTCTAACTCACACTGATACCATTGGTTATCATTTATTCCACTCTTAACAGTTACTTGACTAGCTCCATTAAATATAATGGCATTTAATCCAGTACCTGAACCTAATCTGAAAACAAGACTTGAACTTCCAGTAAAAAATTTAACTCTTGTATCTCTACCGTTTAAATCAGCACCTCTTATCCAAAAACTTTGTATTTTATTTCCTGTGACTGCTGTTAGACTTCTACTAATTTCAACAAAAGAACCAGAAGATTGAATAATACCTTGCGAACCCTCTTGAGGATTTGAAGTTGAAACATCGTAAGAAGGATCACCACTCCAAGAATCCTGACCATTTAAATCGCCAGTTGATAATCCTTCAAAATCTTGTGTGTAAAAATCAGCCATATTATTCTCTTACACCAATATAAACTGTTAATCCTTTAGCAGCTGTTGTATGAATTGAATCTATATCTATTGTTAAAATATCTCCTACTGCGATTGTAGTGTCTGTTAAATCTGGAGGTGTCGCAGCTGTTGTAGTTGTCTTTTCTGTAGTATCAAAGTCTAGTTTGTTAGTTGTCATAATTGATGTACCATT